CTGACACGCTGAGCAACAAACAGGAAGGCGCGTTCAAGGGTATCAAGGCGGCGCTGTCTGCAATGGGCGTGGACTTGTCCTTGATTAACGAAGGTAAGTAATTACCCTAGGCTAACATTGTTAGCCTTGGCCCCCGAGAAATCGGGGGCTTTTTTGCGTCTGTACTTTCTCTGCGAGCCCTAACATTGTTAGGGCTTTGTTACGTTTGTCCTCCTTCTTCAATACCAGTTCTCCGAGGGGTAGCCGCGAACGAGTCGGTGGGGTGAAACGTAACAATGCAATACCAGTTCTCCGAAAGGGAGTCGCGACCTAACAATGTTACGGCCTTTGTGAACGTGTTACGTTTCCGAAAAAGACAAACGTAACGTAACAATCTAAGGTTTATGCGGGTTTCCGTTGTATGTATCGGAAGTTACGCCTTTTTCAAAATTGAGTGTGGGCAAACCTGAGACAAAGACCTTCTCAGCAAGCGCAATTCGTACCACACAGCTTTTAAACCCGGCTCTCTCTCTTTCTTAAATTCTATAACTTCTAATACATACAACGGAACACCGCGATTCTATTGGGTTTCCGCGTTACGTTTTCGTGTTACGTTTGGTTTCCCGCCGTAACATGGCGAACATACATTTCGTAACAGACCCTAACATTGTTAGGCCACCTTGTGATATACTCTTGTATGTTATTTTACAAAGGGTATTCTATGACAAACCGCAAAGCCTATCTGTCCGATATGCACACCTTGACCACAACACCCGCAACGCTGGCTCAAATGCAAATGCACGCCGAGGCCACAAATAGTTCACGCGCCGCCGTTGCCTACGCCGCAGTTGTAGCGTTTATGAAGAACCCGATTACCGAGCCAACGTGCAACGTGTCGGCCCATGCAGTTGCGCAACACCGACGGGAACTAACCCGAGGGGTGAGCATATCTATCCGCATCCCCGACAAAGAAGTACGCGCCGCGCTCCAAGCCCATGCAGAGGAGCAGTGCCAATCCGTTGCGTCAATCATCCGTAGAGCTATTTACGAATACACAAAGGATAGTGGAACAGGCGACCCCGTTGCCGCGCTTGATGGTTGGCGAGACTATGAGTACAAGCGTAGACCCAACAAGAAATGGAACGCTGATGGAGGGTTAGATAACTAAACATAGGGAGCCCAACGGCTCCCTTTTTCTTTGCTCTGTGGGTAGAGTAAAGCCCTTGACTTACATATAACAATGTGATACAATATAGGCTGAGGAACAAAAAACAAAGTACCTCAGACAAACCAACCGACCTAACAATGTTAGGCACAACAAAGGAATACAAAATGACACCGACAACTGCACTACTAACAATCGCACAGACCTTCATATCTGCGGCAATCATCTTCTTGGCATGGGGCTATGACGCACCAATGGGCAACTTCGCCCTTGTGTTCGGCGGCTTACTGCTCGGCCACACCCTGACGGAAACCCTCAACTACGTAGAAGGAGAAGACGAATGACTGCATGGATTATTTTCTTTGCGTGGCTCAACTCACTGGGCGACAACGCATCGACTGGCACTTGTATGCTGATTTTCTTGGCTTGGATTAGTGAAATTTATTGAGGAGAAGAAGAATGATTGCCATTTCTTTCGTAACACCAGACAACCGATACCACGTCGAGTCCCTCGGCAATGGGTGGGCGTACAACATCACCTGCCAAAAAACAGGGCAGTCGTTCTTCGTGCAAGACCACGATGCCGAGCAGTTGTGCCGAGACAGCGACTACTTCGAGTGCACCAACGTGCTTGAGCAGTACATGGAAGCATTAGGTCAAGAGTATTAAGACGCAAAGGAGTAACAAATGTTAGAAACCGAATGGAGAGACTGCGAGTCGTGCGGTGATGACGTTCACATCGAGCGCTGGGCACTGGGCTACCGAGTATGTAAGGGATGCGGCGAGGCACTAGCCCGAGAGGAACGTGCATCGTGGTGTGTTGTTATGGAATACGGCAAAGGTAACTATCAATACGTTACACCTACGTCAGCACGGGCAACACTACTCAACACTAACCAAAAGCAACAGAGGGGATAAAACCATGAAATTTAACGCAGAGCAAGTAACCGAGTACCTCAACATGGAGGCGGCGTACAGGGAGATGACCGAGGCGTTCAAGCGGGTGACAGCCAACGAGATGGAGGATGCCGACTACGCCGACTTGTGCCGCAGGTATGCCCAAGCCACGATACACATGGTGAAGCTGAGGTCGTTCGTGCGAGGGAGCAAGGTATGAAGACGTATCGAGTAACGATTGAGCGAGTGGAGACAACCATCGTGGAGGTGGAAGCCGACAACGATGAGCAAGCGCAGGTATTGGCATGGCAGAAGTGGCAACCCGACGACTACGGGCTTGCTGAGTCAAACGTAACAAACATTGAGGAGGCGTGAAGATGCCGAGACAGACGATTGACAAACAGGGGAAGTGGCTGGTCTATCAAGGGTCGGTTTACAGCTACCACAAGCGCATACCCAACGAGCACTATGCGATGGAGGAAGCCGAGTGGGACGAACGGGTACAGCGTGACGGAGTAGGCACCGCCGTGGTGTTGCAACGTGGGCTGACGTATGAGGTAGCACAGAAGATGATTAACTTAATGAGAGAGACCTAACAATGTTAGAAAAACACAAGTTCAAAGTGACAGTCAACAACGCAGGGGAAATCCTGACGTTCTACACCACGACCACAAGCATCAACAACGCCAAGCGTAATGCAATATACCAACTAGCAGAGAAGCTAGGGCGCAACCCACAAGGGCTGATGATGCAGTTACGTGACCGAGCAACAGTTGCATTGGAGAGTGTGTGATGGATGATGGTTTTGCAGTAATTGGGGCGGTTGCAATTTTGTACGCCGTTGTTTTTTATTTTTGGAGGTGAGTTATGGGATACGCAACAGTAATGAGAGTGCCGAAGGTAAACAACTACGCCGAGGCGCTGAAGCGATGGAACAACAGCAAGCCCATCAAGGGCAGGGATGTGGACAAGCGACCACTAGGTGAGCGCCGTGATGTGGACACATACTCTATCCGTAAGAACGTATGGACAGACGCAATCGAGTGTGTGTTGTACCAAACGCCCGTGGTTAAGTTCACGACAGAGGATGAGGTCATCATCCGCATAGACAACTGGCCGAGCGCGTCAACGTGTCAGTTCATTAGCCGAGTGCTGGGCGGCGTGGGTGCGTACCGAGTCAAGGGTCAGGTGGTGCTGGGCTTCTCGGGCACAGATGCGAAGGCGATGATGCCAGCGCAGGGGGAACTGGTCTTGGTGCGAAACACAAGCGGCGGGTGGATTCCCAAGGAGAAGCAAGTCCTCTGTGACTATCGTGTTAGCCGTAAGGGAGCGAATGACGTCAGGAAAACGGTGAGCAATTTCCGTGATTACTTGGCGGGTGTCATCAAACTCAAGGCTGAGGAGCGAGTGGTAAACGAAGGCACACACTACGAGCGCCGATTCGACCTAGTCAAAACAACGTATGGGGAATTGATTGAGGTATTCGGCAAAGTGCAGGACGTAAATAACGGATGCCGACCCGATGTGGACAAGTGGAAGATTAGCCACAAGCCCAAGTACTACCGAGCCGAGGACAAAGCAGAGGCGTGGGCGAACTACCGACAGGCAACCGCTGAGTTCTTCGACCTAGTACGGAATGACCAAGATGACAACGCACGCCACCAAAACTATTGGATTGCCTACAACATTCTGGTGGTGCAGGAGCAGAGCTTGTATTGGCGCGACAACATGGAGTCACAGGTAACGCTGGGCACAGACCAATTCGAGAAGGTGTTGGACAAGATTCTGTTCACCATGTTCAGCGACAAGGTATACAAGCGAGTGGAGTTGCCCGAGGGCAAAGTGCCGACACACAAGTATGCCGACTATGTAATGACTGAGGAGGATTGATATGCAGTATGTATGGGTATTGGTGTTTTATATGGCGGGGAGTAGCCACAACGGAGGGCCAGCCGTTATCGACAACATAGCGACCAAAGAGGAGTGCGTTCGGATTCAGAGTATTTTGCTTGGTGCTAGGCGTATAGATGATGCACGTTGTATTGAAGTTAGAAAGGTAAGGGGGAATTGATATGTTTGGATTGAGTGACGCAGAGTGTTTCCTGCTTGGATGGGCTGTGGGTGCTACGGTGCTAGCCTTTAAGTGGAAGGCAGAGAAGGATGGCTTGGGCATGATGCTCAAGGTGTTGTTCATGCACCCCGAGGAGCGAGAGGGAATCTTCTCGCAGTTCGATGCGTTTAAAAAGAAGCATGGGCTCTAACAAATGTTAGAAGCCAGTGGGAACTACGCCCATGAACACGCCTAGAAACTTGACAAAGTCTAGTTTTTGTGGTACAATTAAGTCTTGGTGGATAAATACCGCCCGTAAGTTGAAGCAAGTGAAACCCTCTAACAAATGTTAGAAAACAAACGAAGGAAATGAAAATGTCAGAAGTTAAATTTGGTAAGACCATCACATTGAAGCAAGCCGCGAACCTGATTCGCACCAACCCAACCACACGCTTCATGCTACGTGGCGAGCCAGGAATTGGTAAGAGTTCTCTGCTAGAAGCAATCGCCGCACCACTAGGCTACGACTACGCCTACATTGACGTGCCGAACATGGACTTGGGTGACATTGCGATGCCCGTGATTGACCACGATACGAAGACGACCCGCTACTACCCCAACGCTCGGTTCGGTATTCATACAGGCAAGCCAATGGTCATCATGCTCGACGAGTTCAGCAAAGGCGCCGACCCCGTGAAGAATATGCTCCACCCCATGCTTGAGAAGGCAAACCCACGACTCGGTGACATCCCATTGCCCAAGGACACAATCTGTTTCCTGACAGGTAACTTGTCTACTGACGGTGTGGGCGACAGCATCAAGGCGCACAGCATGAACCGTATCGTGCCCGTGACTATTGCCAAGCCAACATCTGAGGAATGGATTGATTGGGGTATGAACAACAACATCGCACCCGAGGTGTTGGCATGGGTCAACCGATTCCCTCACGCTATGGCTAGCTATACCGACGCAGGGCAAGGCGACAACCCGTACATCTTCAACCCCAAGAAGCCACAGGTTGCGTTCGTGTCTCCTCGTTCACTGGCAACGGCATCTAACATTGTTAGTACCCGCAAGCAGAATGACTCTGACTCGGTTATCGCGGCGCTCAGTGGTGCTATCGGTGAAGCGGCGGCTCGTGATATGCAGGCATACATTGAGTTCTCTGACCAACTCCCATCATGGGAAGACACCATCAAAGACCCTAAGCATACGAAAGTACCGACAAGTCCCGGCGCGTGTGCCATCGTTATCTTCGGTGCAATCGCTCGTATCGACAAGACCAACATCGCCCCATTCATGGAGTACTTGGAACGCTTCGATGCCGAGTGGCAAGCCGTGTTCGCTATCAACATTGCTAAGACACCAAGCAAGCAGTCCATCGCGTTCGGCGCAAAGGCGTTCGCCGACTGGGTTGCAAAAAACCAAGATTTATTGTGATACAAAAAGGTAAGCACATTTGGAGAGATGACGGGTGGTTAATCGTGAGCAAAGAATCTAACCCCCGTCTCAACAAGCTGGGCTACCACGTCGGAGTGTTCAACGATGCTGTGATTATCTATCACGACAACAAGGTGTCGTTTGAATCCGAGGACGTGGAGCTAGTGGACAACTACCTGAAACTCATACTTGAGGACTAACAATGTTATATGCACAAGTAGACAAGAGGCGGTGGGATGACATATCTGCCGAGTGGGATGAGGTTCGGGATATGTTTCAGTACCTACACAGAATGGTGTTTAACTACCAAGTTACGTTTGAGGCTCGAATGTTTAACAGCGGTGAGTACCCACAGTACCGATGCACATTGATTCGATGGGTATCGGAGAAGGACGACAGGAAGCGTGAGATATTGCTTGAGACTAGCGACCCTGACCAAATGAAGGCGGCGTTACTCATGTTGATTAGCGAGGCCGAGCCTGAGTACAAGGCGAAGATACGAGTGGTGAACATGGGTTGGGCGCCATGAACTCAGCGACAAACAAGAAGGGGTACCTGCATCGGTACTTCACTAGGTGGGTAACTGAGCATGACGGTAAGGGGGGCTTGCTACTGACTGCATGGGAGGTGTGCGACAGGCGCAAGTTCGACAACATCAGTATGGGTACATACGAGACGATTGACAAGGCCGAGGCAATTTGTAAGTTATTGAATTCAATCGAGGAGGAAGACGATGGGCTATCGAAGTGACATAAAGGCGGTGTTCTACACCACCGAGGATAGAGCGCCAGCACTGAAGCTGTACGTGACAGAAAACTTTCCCGAGGATTTGGCGGGTTGTTTGCGGCCAATAGACAACGGGTACTACATGGGGTTCATGTTCGAGGACAACGATGTGAAGTGGTACCCCGACTGGCCTGAAGTAAAGGCGTTCAACAGGTTCGTGTCTAACTACCTAGAGTTAGCAGAGCAGGAGGAAATCCAATGGGCGTACGAGTTCGTGCGTGTTGGTGAGGATAGTGACGACGTGGAAGAAACCCATTCAGACCATGCCGACTATCAGTTGCGTGTGTCTAGAAATATTGATTCAGATTTTTAACCAAGCCCTAACAATGTTAGGCAACCAACAGGAGAAATGAAATGCTCGAAGAAAGAAAGCTCCAGAAAGCAAAAATCACAGTAATGCGTAACCCCAAGTTCGCACTACTCCAAGGTGTGATGATGGTGGGCAAGACCCATGTGCGTGACGACATTCCGACTGCGTGTACCAACGGGCGCGACGAGATGTATGGCCGCGCCTTCGTTAAGAAGATGAGCGACAGGGAACTGGCATTTGTCATCGCACACGAGGCTGGCCACAAAATGTACCGCCACCTTACAACGTGGACTAAGTTGCACACCGAGAACGCGCAGTTGGCCAACCAAGCCATGGACTACGTGATTAACTTGATGCTCAAGGACTTAGACCCGAACGAGTCAGTCATCGCTATGCCGCGCTACGCAGAAGACACAGGGCACCCCAAGGCGAAGAAGGGTGACTTCATGGGCTTGGTCGATGAACGATTCCGTGGCATGAACACCAAACAGGTGTACGACATTCTCAAGCAGGAGCAGAAGGATGACGACAGCTCGGGCGGGGGTGGTGGCGGTGACGGGTTTGACGAACATGATTGGGAAGGTGCCGAAGGCTTGTCCGATGAGGAGAAGCAAGAGCTGGCGCGTGAGATTGACCAAGCGATTCGCCAAGGCTTGATTGCACATCAGAAGAACATCGGCAAGGGCGGCGGGATGCTCGACCGAGAGCTGGAAGACTTACTTGCACCCAAGATTGACTGGCGTGAAGTATTGCGCGAGTTCGTCAAGGCTACGTGTTCTGCGAAAGACACAAGCTCATGGCGTCGTGTGAACCGCCGATTCCTCAGCACAGGTATGTATATGCCCAGCATGATTGGCGAGAAGGTCGGTCACTTGGTTGTGGCTATCGACACATCGGGTTCTATCGGTGGGCCTGAGCTTGCCGAGTTCTTGTCCGAGGTCAAGTCAATCGCTGAGGAAGTGAACCCCGAGGTCGTGGACTTGCTGTACTGGGACGGCCATGTAGCTGGGCATGAGAAGTACGAAGGTAGCGAGGTATTTAACATTGTTAGCTCGACCAAGCCACGAGGCGGTGGTGGTACTGACCCAAGCTGTGTGTCTAAGTACCTGCGTGACGAGAACATCAAGCCCGAGGCAGTCATCGTGCTGACCGACGGCTACGTACCGAACTGGGGTGACGAGTGGACAGCGCCGACTATGTGGGTCATCAGTGGTGGCAACACAAGCGCGGTATCTGACCACGGCAAAACAATTTACTTGGAGGACTAATGGCCAAGATTCGTTGCCATGAGATGTACATGGTGAACTCAGACCATCCATCGGGTGCGTATGCGTGGCACGTTAGCCGAGTGTGGTGGATGCCGTGGAGGTACAACCTATACATAGTCTTCTTGGACACGAGAGGAGCCAACGGGTATATCGCCGATGCGCATGATGATGTGTATCCGTTCCTAACGAAAGACGGGCTGAAGGGTACGTTGAAGATATTTGAATTGTTGAAGGAGGATTGATATGCCGATGATTATTACGTTGCCCTACGGGGATTTGGTGATGCCTATCGAGGACGCGATAACTGTGGCCAAGATATTTGAGAAGGCAGAGAAGTACCGATGCAAGTACAACGGAGCAGAGGGCGCGACGCACCATATCTTTTCGATGGAGGACAACGCACAGATGCGGATGATTACCGATGACACCTACGCCATGTACAAGCTGGCGGGAAAGCCCGAGGATTGATATGAGTACGTTAGCAGACTTAGTGAAAGAGGACATGGCGAAGGCGTTGCGCCAGACGATTGACGCTGTATTCCACGAGGAGTGGCTCAAGTATCGACGCCCCGACTACTACTCCAAGCGCAAGTATGGGAAGTGGACTATCTACAGCAAGGATGGGATGCGCGTGGCGTGGGGGTTGAACGAGAAAGAGATGAAGGCGTACATGAAACTACTGAAGGAGGAGTAATGGCGGCACAACAACTACCGAAGTACGAACACGAGCACGAGGTGAAGTGGAGAAACATTGACCTACAACTTAACCATATTGGGTTTTGGGTGAAGTGGCAACGCGACTTCGTCATGGACTCGCACAAGTACGCCATTGGATTGAAAGGAGAGAAGCAACCAATGGGTATCTACAACGACGAAGACACAGCTACGGCTATGGCAAAGATGTTATGGACTAACGCAAAGGATGGAGACTAACAATGTTAGATGCAGAACAGAAGATGAAGTTGCTGATAAGCGACAGACCTTGGGAGAAAGAGCCCGACATAGAGGAGTGGACACACGAACTGACAGGGTACAAGTGCACAGTGTGGCGACACCCTACGCTCGGACACCTGAACGGGTACGTGGCTATACCGAGAGGACACACAGCGTATGGGTTTAACTACGACTGGCTTAACGACAGGAGCATTGAGGTGCATGGTGGCCTGACGTACTCGGAGAAAGACAAAGAGACGGATGAGTGGGTGGTTGGGTTCGACTGCTCACACGCAGGGGACTTTAGCCCGAAGATGGTGGCGACGATGCTTCAGTACACCGATACGGACATTAGCCACCACATGAGAGATACCTACCGCACGTTCGCGTGGGTGAAAGAGGAAGTGTGCAGTCTTGCACGACAGTTGAAGATGTTAGATATGAAAGGGAAAGCCGATGACGTTAAATGAACTGAGCAGGTACTACTGGGCACGGATGAGCCAAGCCTCATATATGGAAGGGGCGATGAGAAACTTTGAATTGGGTGGTGTGTATGAGTATGGTACGTGGAGCTGCCTATTGAACTGGGTGTACTACAAGGACATAGCCGACACGATTGAAAAAACACACGGGTATATTGAAATGACAGAAGCGATGGTTTTATCTAACGAAGGAGAAGTGAAATGAGTATTGCATCAAGCGCGGTTCTAGTGGAACTGAACATAAGTGTGTGGCCAGCCAACAAGGTTGACCGAGAGATGACCGAGACAGTAAACACCAATGCGTCAGCGGTGCGTGATGCGTCACAGACGCGGAAGAATCTGTTTGCGGGAACCTCATTGAGGAAGGATATAGAAAAATTAGCCGCACGAATCCGTCTCTACCACAATCAGCACACGATGCCTTGGGCTGACAAGGGCCAGCGACTGTTGCCGACTAAGTTGTTCATGGAGTACAAGCAGACGATGAATAACTACGAGGCGCAGTTCAAGCAGATGTGCAACAACTTCTTTATTGCGTATCCACAGTTGGTGAGCGAGGCACAGACGCACCTTGGCACGATGTATCGCGCTACTGATTACCCTGACCTAACAAATGTTAGAGAGAAGTTTGGTTTCCGTATGGCGATTGACCCCATTCCTGAGTCTGGTGACTTTCGCTTGGACATATCAGCGCATGACTTAGATGAGATGAAGGCACAGTACGAAGCCAAGTTCGACGAGCGACTGGCCGAGGCTATGCGTACACCTTGGGAGCGACTGCACACCGTACTTACTGCCATGTCTGAGAAGTTGAAAGACGAGGATGGCGAGGAGTCTAAGAAGCGCTACCACGACTCGCTCGTGACTAATGCTGTGGACTTGTGCGGCTTGCTGGACAAGATGAACATTACGAACGACCCCAAGCTGGAGGATGCTCGTAAGCAGTTAGAGCTAACAATGTTAGGTGCTGACATTGAAACAATCAAAGAGAGTTCTCACGTTCGTGAAACGATGAAGAACAAGGTCGATGCGATTTTGCAGAAGTTTGAATGGTAAGGAGTGAATGATGGTGAAACTAGCAGGAGACTACCTCGCCTTACGTCATGAACGGGGGAAGAAAAACCGTTTCTATATTTGGTGTTGGAGAGACGGCAAAGTGTTGAAGAAATGGCTGAAGCACAACGAAGTGCAAATGTGGTTAGATTTATTGAAAGAGGAGTGAAGAAATGGCTATTGAATTGTTGAAGTTGCCCAACGTGCGTTTTGGTAAGGACACAAAGATTAGGGCTGAGGAGGAGTTACACATTGATGCCAAGCGATTGGCGTGGGAAGTAGCGACCAAGAATCCACTATGGACTATCGAGGTGGAGGGGTTCCGTTCTTATCGTGTACTGCATGGTGCCGAGACGCTGGGCTACATCGGCTCGGAGTGGTATGGCAGTAGCCACAAGTTGTTTGTACGCAACAACCGAATCGCAATGCAGAGCGAACGCAAGAACGCATATCACACCGACAAGGTAGATAAGGCAGTACTCAAGGTGAAGAAGACCTTTGGTGTCATGTCATTGACCGAGCGTATGCACGATGCCGCGAAGAAGGCCGAGGATGTATTGGGTAACCAAGCACATCGTAACCGTGTTAGGGCGCGTGAGTATGAGCGTCCGATTGAGGCTGGCTTGGATAGATGGGCTAAAGACAACTTTATTCAGTACGTACTGTGGCTGAAGCAGACAAACAATGTAGTAGTGCTAGAGCACATGGAGAAGCTAAACGATGTCAAAGCCGACATGGTGACCATTGAGGAAACTACTAAGGCGTTTCAGAACCAAAGAACTGCGTTGATTGTGTTGTCAGACAGTAAATATATTGTTAAGATACGTGACAATGTACAACTGTATGATGATGCGACTCTACCCGTCGAGCTACGTGGCAAGCTAGGTATGCTCAAGCTGGTGGAGAAAGAAGCGATGGTAACTGGTATAGGTTGCCGAGTTAACGATGAAATTTTTGTGTTGGTTTTGGAGGCTGAAGATGAAAAAACCGAATCCTAAATTTGAGGGTTGGCCTACAACCCGATGCTTCCCACGCAGTTTGGATGATGCGTTTCCCCAAGACCGACTAGGTGAATGGTGGGAGGGGCACAAGCGCCCAGCACCTACGTGGAATGACTTCGTACTCTACGCCCTAACATTGTTAGTCGTTGGCATACTGGTAAAGATAGTCGTATGAAAGTAGATGATGTTGTATTCGCCGTATTCGTACTGGCGTTGGCTTTCTTATTTGCTGGTGAACCCGATGTGTGGGACAAGTTGCACGAACGCGCGATGAACGGGGAGATATGCAAATGAAAATTCCACAGTGCCTACGCAAGCAGGTACTTGAATACGAGAAGGCGGGGTTCCATGTGATTGCCTTGGAAACCCGCAGTGGCTCACACTTCAAGATTACGTTTGCCGAATTCCCTGAACCCCAGTTCATTACCAAGAGTGCTAGTGACTGGAGAGCTATCAAGAACAACGTGTCGGCATATCGCCGACTACAAAAAGAACACGAGGAGCAAAGTGAAAACAGTACTAGCACCTAACGCGCCGTGGCCTAACAAGCCAGTGGAGAAACCGAAGGTAGTGAAGGCCGCGCCTAAACCACGCAAGCCACCGCCACCCAAGGATGCTAGCAAGATTGCCCATACCGACAAGAAGTTTGACGAGTGGGCTGACAAAAACTTAGTGAGGAAATTCAAATGAAAGTACTGAAAGAAATATTGGTGTGCACTACGCCTTTCGTGATAGCGGCAATGTTGGTGTACCCGTTCATGGCAATCGTGGGGGCGAACACCGACCCGTTCATGTGGGAGCGACACGACCGAATGTTCTACTTTATCTGCACCGTGACGTTTGGGTGGGGGTTGCTCTACCGAGTGAGTGACGTAAGTAAGGAGCAGGTGTGATGGACTCCGACTTGGCAAACATTGGGTTGATTTGCTTGCTGATGGGTGTGGGCATCGTGATGTTTATTGGCATCATCTTTGTGTACCTAGCAGTGAACGAATTTTTAGAAACATGGCTTTTGAAAGATTGATATGACAAAAGACGATATGACTACGCTGCTACGCAGTGTGGGCTGTGATGAGAACACCATCACGGCAATGGGCAATGCCTACGAGATGGGCTTTGAGCAAGGTGCGAACGTGGCCGAGGTGATGAAGACATTGGTGGAGGAAGCCGAGAGCGTGTGTAACGCATTGGATGCAGGTGAGGAAGACCCGAAGACCGCCAAGTTTTGGGGCTTGTTCGCACAACTGAGGGCGATGCAATGACGTTTTGGGATTTTTTACACGCGCACTTTGAGGGTGTCGTCGTTTTTGTAATTGTTGTTCTATTCATGTTTGGTTTTTACAAACTCATCTCTAAGGACCTCCTATGACCGTGAACGCGTTCCACCCCGACTACGTGAAGACGTATATGCCTGACCTGATGAAAGACTTTCGCACCCATGCGGCTAACCGTGAAGTGCGTGAGGAGAAAAAGCTGAAGGTCAACCGAAAGCCATTGAAGACTGTGACTAAGTCACTATCCGTAAAGATTTCCAAGGAGCAAGCACGGTTGGACTTACAGAAGAAAAAGGAACTCGCGCTCAAGCCGAGAGACTTCAACTATTTCAGCGCCGCAGGTGCTAACAATGTTAGTGTGAAAGGAAAGAAATGAGTAACAGAGAAGCAGGTAAGGGCGATACCCAACGCCCAACAGACCAAAATAAATACGGCAGTAACTACGATTTGATTTGGGGAACCAAGCAAAAGCAGGATGATGCCAAGGCAGAAGACGACGAGTTTGAACGAATCCAACGTGAACAAGGAGAAAAGAAATGAGAGAGTGGTTAAAGAATTGGCTATTCAAAGAAGAGATTGCGGTAAAGAACCAGCGTGAGAAAGAAATTTACGCTTCGGTATCCGGCCCCGAGGAAGCAGTGGACAAGCCGAGACCCAAGGTGCGCGTGGCTGTGATGGATGTGATGAACGGTAAGCTGTTAGAGGTGCAGTCGTACCAGCGAAACAACCATGGCCCTGACTGGAAGAGCGAGTACTACATCTTGGAAGAAGGCCTACCACTCGCCGAGCAGATTGCTGTGGTGATGACGATGCGGGGTATGGGTGTATGAGAAAGCGTTCCAAGTACCGCCCCAAGGGTGTGTTCCCTGACCCAGTGTCGTGGGTGCTAGCTGGCATGAAACCGTTTACAAGCGTTGCGCTTAGCGCCGACTTGCGAATCAAGAACCATGACGCGATGGACTTGTTGCGTCGAGGCGATGCAACGATAGCGACTATTGACGTACTGATTGGTGCGTTCAATATGTGTGAGGCATACACCATGCTACGCCCTGAGCTTGGCCGTGATTGGTCAGAAGAAATCAAGGCTGGCTTGGACGCGCTTCATGCTGTGGGCAAGCGTGGTGTCGAGAGTGGGCGCTTCATACTGAAGGCCGACGAGCTTAACGCTATGAACCTAGTCATGGAGATTCACGACACGCAGTTGCAGAACACAACGGTGCGCGACATGGAGCTGGCTATGGGGATAGTTGACCAAGAGTACCGCGCCAAACGGATGCGGCCTATCAAGGAGAAAACGTAATGCAGAGCGTACACGTATCAGCGTACATGATTAGAACAATTAGGGGTAGCTATGTCAGAACTAAAGACGACGAAGGCATCGGCTACGTCATGTTCCGCACCAAAACGGAAGCCAAAGAATGGGTTGAGTCCCAAGGAAAAGAAGACTGCTTTGTCGTCAAAGTCAGAGCAGCCATCACGCCGATTGACTCAGGCCGAGCTGAACGCTTGGTGGCCGTTCGCAAGGCTCAATCCAAAGCTGTTCCCAAAGAACCACACCACAACTTTTTTCCCTGATGAAGAGGAAGCGCTGTTATGACAACAGGAATTGAATATTTAAAACCCGAGAAAAAACGACAAGGTCGCGGTCCCAGCAAGAAGCCGACCCTTGTTAATACGAGCTTGCGTTTGCCGCGAGAGGTAGTCGAGTACTTCGAGACCTTTCCCAACAAGCAAGCCAAAATCCGAGAAGTTCTTGTGAATTATGTAGAAACCCAAACTGGAGAATTTGAAAATGGCAACAGCTAAAAAAGTGAACAAAGCAGAGCAAGTCCGTGCGTACCAAGCGAAGAACCCTGACGCTAGTGCTATGAAAGTAGCCAAAGCGTGTAAGACAAACCCAGCGTATGTGTACGCTATCCGCGCCAGCGACAAGGGCAAAGCCGCGAAGACACCGAAAGTTGTTACACACCTTGGCGTGACTATGGCGAAAGATGACGTCACCAAACTGAGCGAAGAACAAACAGCTCGTTTGACTTTCAACATGACCCAAGGCCGTACCCGTATGCAAGAAGCCATTACGATGATCGAGCCGCAAGCCGACCGAGTAGAAGACCACCCGTTGTATGCCGTATTCGTGGATGCTATCAAGCAAGCCATGCACGGTAAAGGCGAACGCCATGGCGGTGCGCGTACTCCATTCTTGGAACAGCCTTGGGCTCACTACACCAAGATGCACGGTCGTGGTTTCGCAACAGGCCAAGCCACCAAGAAATTGGAAGAGGCCGCAAGCACCCGCAACGGCGAAGCGTTTGAGCAAGAAGTGTTCGGCGCTATCGTGTACGCAGGTATGGCTATCTTGAAAGAGCGCGGCCAAGTCTAAGTAAAAACACGGGGGCTAACAATGTTAGCCCTCTTGACAAAGTCTAATGATGTGATACAGTGAACGCAACGAAGGAGAAAACGATGAGTAAAACTTTTGGAAGAGCGGCGATTAAAGTAGATGCTGGGGGCGCGTTGGACTGCCCCGACTGCGGGGATAACTACCTGCACCATGGCAACGTAACAATTTTTCAGCGTGGCGAAGACGACAAGTTCACCACGGTCATAGCGCAAAACGGCAGAACAGCACAGGTGTCAGATTTCCCCTCGGACGATACGTGCAACCCAAGCTCCCGTCGAAACGGTTTGATTATCGAGTTCGAGTGCGAGTACTGCCACAACGACGCAGAAACACCGAAACCCCCACACCGCCTAGCTGTCATTCAGCACAAGGGCAATACTTACATGGAGTGGTTGTAATGGCGTCAACACCCGAAGCAAAAGTCAAAGAGAAGATAAAGAAGATTCTGAAAGAACACGGCGTGTACTACGCGATGCCGATGGGCACGGGGTACGGCAACAGTGGAGTCCCTGACTTCTTGTGTTGCATCAAAGGCAGGTTTTTAGCAGTTGAAGCGAAGGCTGGCAAAGGCATACCGACAGCGTTGCAAGAGAAGAACATTCGAGATATTGAGAAAGCCGAAGGCGATGCGTGGGTGGTTCGGGAATCGAACCTAGAGAATTTTGAAGCGTACATAAAGGAGTTTGGAAATGAGTGAAGTAAACGAAGGCGTGGGCATCATCTTGGCCCGTATGGAGACACACCCCGAAGAGTTCTTTGGGATGCACGAGAACGCTGGTACCAAGTGGCGTTGGATTTTTGCCGAGAGCTTGCGCGAGGTAATGAGTGAGCCTGAGAAGGCGGCGCTCCATTCGGGCATGACCAAGGTTCGTCGCTTGGAGATTACGCATAAGGCGATAGCCACAATCATGCCAGCGGAAGAGGAAGAAAAAGAATCGCACTACAAGTGGGCGATACCCACCGCAGAACAATCAAAGAAGATGATTGTCAGCGCATCTCAGATGGAGATGATGAAGCGAATCAACGGGGGCAAGATATGAATGAAGGCGTAAAAATCCTGATCGACCGCATGGAGTCCAACCCCGAGGACTTTGAAGACCGTGACTTTGAACCCAACACAGGGCGCATTACACGGGGCAAGTTCAAAGGCGTTGCCGACATGCTCAAGAAACGACTATCGGGTGAGCGCCCCGCATGGGATGCCATGAATGTTCTGTCTACGGAAGAAATTGAAGCACTTACTGCCGCTTATGTGAAGATGGAGCGCAAGAAGTTCACCAACGGAATCATGGCTAAGTTGTTGGAAGGAGACAAGTTAGACAGCTATGCGTACACCGCAACAGTGGCGGGGCCATTGACTACATCAGTGGTGTCGAACGGTGTTTCTTTCGCACAAAAAGAACTGCTGACGGCCTCAGTGCAACCAAATAAAAAATGGTGAAAAATGACCGAACTATCTAACGCAGTGACCGTGCTGATTGCACGGATGGAATCACACCCCGAAGACTTTGATACGGGCGCGTTGGACGCGCCTCGGTTTGGGCACTTGGCTCCTTACCTAACAAAGTTAGCTGGCGGTGGAGACGAGCTGGCTTTTAAACACGAAGGTTCGTATGTGGATGAGGCGTTTTGGTTTCTGAGCGATGCCGACAAACAAGCGCTTGTCGCCGCATGGAAGCAATACCACTACAAATACTTTGAAAAGCGCACGATGGAAAAAGTGTTCGACGAGGACTACTACACGCGCCAAGAAGAGCAAAGGGTGCAGGTGCAGGTGATGAAACAACAGATGTACCAACAGCAAATGGCCGCGCAACAAATCAAAGCAGGGGGCATTTCGCCACTGCACCACAACGCCGCACAAAGCGGGTATCAAGGCTTGCTCGGCCAAGCAGGTAACGCATTTTCAGGAATTTTTGGGGGTTCTAGATGAACATCATCACGGTCGATTTCGAGACCTACTACTCCGCTGATCTCGGGTTTGCGAAACAGACTACTGAGGAATACGTACGTGACCCGCGCTTTGAAGTCGTCGGTGTTGCTGTGCAGGTCAATGACGGTGAGCCCGAGTGGTACACAGGTGATTCGATTGGCACGTATGCCTTTCTCAAGCAGTTTGATTGGGAGAACTCCCTCGCCCTAGCCCACAACGCTATGTTCGACGGCTTCATCTTGACCGAGCACTTCCAAATCAAACCGAAGGGGTGGCTGGACACTCTGTCGATGGGCCGAGCGCTTCATGGTACGAACGTAGGCGGTAGCCTCAAGGTTCTGGCGGAGTTCTATGGCATCGGCGAGAAGGGCACTGAGGTGAATGACGCCAAGGGATTGCGCCGCACGGACTTCCCTCCTGCCCAGCTAGCTCAGTATGGGGAGTACTGCAAGAACGACGTGCGCCTGACATGGGACTTGTTCGGGTGCATGAGCCAAGACTTCCCGAAGACGGAGTTGCGTTTGATCGACCTGACCATCCGTATGTTCACCGAGCCAGTCTTGCAACTGGATGAGCCACTGCTTCGCTCTCACCTGCTGAGAGAACAGCAACGCAAGGCCGAGCTGCTGGAGAACTTCGACAAAGACGTGCTGATGAGCAACGACAAGTTCGCCGATATGCTGAGACTGTATGGTGTAACTCCGCCGACAAAGATTAGCGCGACCACGAAGAAGGAGACCTATGCGTTCGCAAAGACAGACGAGGCGTTTAAAGAACTTCTCGAACATCATGATTCGTCCGTACAAGCCCTCGTCGCCGCCCGACTGGGTACGAAGTCTACGATTGAGGAGTCGCGAACTGAACGTTTTATTGGGATTGCTCAACGAGGGGCTATGCCAGTTCCCCTCCGATATTACGCCGCGCACACAGGACGGTGGGGTGGTGACGACAAACTCAATCTTCAGAACCTGCCAAGGGGGTCGGCGCTGAAGAAATCCATCCTCGCACCTGCGGGGTACTTGATGATCGACTCCGACTCATCGCAAATTGAAGCCCGTACGCTGGCATGGCTAGCTGGGCAAGACGACTTAGTGGAGGCATTTGACCGTGGCGAGGACGTTTACAAAATCATGGCATCTGCTATTTACGGCAAGCCAGTCGAGGAGATTTCCAAAGACGAACGGTTCGTGGGCAAGACGACAATCTTGGGCGCGGGGTACGGCATGGGGGCGGCGAAGTTCCAAGCTCAGCTTAAAAACTTTGGAGTTGTTGTCGAGCTTGATGAAGCGAAACGAATCATCGACACCTATCGTCAAACCTACCCCCGAATCACTGCACTGTGGAAGTCGGCCAATTTAATCCTTGGCGCGATCATCATGAACCAAACAACAACACTTGGGCGTGATGGCATCCTGAAGATTGAAGGTAAGAACGGTGTCTTGTTACCGAACGGGTTGTACCTCAAGTACCCAAACCTGCGCGGTATCACAAACGACGAAGGCAGACCCGAATACGTGTATGACACCAAGAAGGGCCGAGCCATCATCCCCAACCGCATCTACGGTGGGAAGGTAATCGAAAACGTATGCCAAGCCCTAGCGCGTATCATCATCGGCGACCAAATGCTGATGATTGCCAAGAAGTATCACGTTGTGATGACTGTGCATGACGCTGTGGCTTGTATCGTCAAGACCGAAGAGGTTGCGACTGCTGTGGAATACGTCGAGATGTGTATGCGCATCCGACCCAAGTGGGGCTTGGAGTTGCCCTTGAATTGCGAATCAGGATATGGAGAGAGCTATGGCGACTGCTAACAAACCGTTCCACAAAAAACAAGCTGAGTTTGACAAGTGGCACGCCGATAACCCATTGGTGTGGACGTACTTTGAAAAGTTTTCCCTTGAAGCTATCAAGCATGGTAGGAAGAAAATTAGCCACTGGCTGATTGTCAACCGTATTCGCTGGGAGGTGTACATTGTCACCACAGGTAAAGACTACAAAATCGGTAACGGGCACATAGCCTTTTATGCCCGACTGTGGCGTAAGACCTACCCACAACACAAAGACCTATTCAACATCAAGCGTATGGTCGGCGAAGTTTTTGAAAATGAGGATACAAATGCAACCAATTAAGTGGTCCTTCAGTAGCCTGAAGACGTTCCAACAATGCCCGAAGAAGTACTACCACACCAAGGTAGCGAAGGATGTGAAGGAGCCCGACACCACGGCTACGCTGTACGGTAAGTCGGCGCATACAGTTGCTGAGGAATACATTAAGGACGGAACGCCGATCCCTCCGGCCTTTGAATATCTTAGAGATACGCTAGACGCTCTAGCCGCTATCCCCGGGATTAAATTGTGCGAGGAAGAACTCGGCCTGACCAAAGACCTTGAGCCATGCGCGTTTGACGCACCCGAGGCGTGGTGGCGGGGTATCGCCGACTTGGTCATCTTGGACGAGGAGAAGGAGCTGGCGTGGTCGGTTGACTACAAAACCAGCAAGTCTGCCCGTTATGCTGACGTCAAGCAGTTGGACTTGGTGGCCACGGCCATCTTCAAGAAGTACCCCAAGATCAAGCGCATCAAGTCAGCCCTGCTGTTCGTGGTGAGCAAGGAGTTCGTCAAGGCTACGCACCATGCCGAGATGGTGGCCAAGTACATGGAGAAACCCAGCCAAGACGTTGCGCGAATCGAGGCGGCGTTGGAAAATGGCGTATGGAACCCAATCACGGGTCCACTGTGCAGGTTCTGCGCGGTCAAACAATGTGAGCACAACAGGAGTTGAGATGCCCTACGTAAACAAACCCCGCCCTTACAAGAAGGAATACCAACAGCAAGTCGCCCGTGGCGAACTGCCAGCTCGTATGGAGCGCCAACGCGCCCGTGAAGCTATCGACAAAGTCAGTGCCGACAAGAACGGTAACAACATTGCGGATAAGCGAGAAGGCAAAGATGTGGCCCACCGAGTAGCTCTGTCAAAGGGCGGCGCGAACAAGAACGGTGTGCGTATCGAAGCACCATCGAAGAACCGATCATTCAAGCGTGGGTCAGACCACAAAGTTGTGTCAGAGACGAGTACCAAAGAAGCCAAAGCACGAAAGAAAAAATGAGCCTAGAGACTTACGGATGGCCCCGCCCTCACGGGTTCGAGCCATTCAACCACCAAAAAGAAACAGCGCAATTCCTGACCACCAACCGCAAGGCGTTCTGCTTTAACGAGCAGGGTACAGGTAAGACAGCGTCGGTGATTTGGGCGGTGGACTATTTGATGCAGCGAAGCATAGTGAAGAGAGTGTTAGTGATTTGCCCTCTGTCGATCATGAAGTCGGCATGGCAACAGGACTTGTTCAAGTTCGCTATTCATCGCACAGTAGCAGTAGCCCACGGCAGTGCGCGCAAGCGTAAGGAAATCATCAACGCTGGTGCCGAGTTCGTCATCATCAACTTCGATGGTGTCGAGATCGTGAAGAACGAGATCATCAACGGGGGGTTTGACCTCATCGTTGTAGACGAAGCCTCTGCGTATAAGAACGCACAGACAACCCGCTGGAAAACCCTGCGTGACATTAACAAAGTCGTCAAAGGCTTGTGGATGTTGACAGGTACGCCAGCGGCGCAGTCTCCGCTCGATGCGTATGGCTTGGCCAAGCTGATTAACCCCAAGGGTGTGCCCATGTTCCACGGCCAGTACAAGGACATGGTCATGACGCAGCTCACCAAGTTCAAGTGGATTCCGAAGCCGACAGCCAAGCACACGGTGCATAGCATCCTCCAGCCAGCAATTCGTTTTGTGAAGAAAGACTGTATCGACTTGCCGCCTCTGACGTTCATCGACCGTGATGCGCCATTGACTCCGCAGCAAGCCAAGTACTACGCTATTCTCAAGAAGGAGATGTTGTTGGAAGCGGCAGGCGAAGAGGTTTCCGCAGTGAACGCCGCAACCAAGATGAGCAAGCTGCTTCAGATTTCCTGTGGCTCGGTCTATACCGACAACCATGAGGTGCTGGAGTTCGACGTGTCCAACCGCATGAACGTGGTGCAGGAAGTCATCGACGAGAGCAGTAACAAGGTGCTGGTGTTCGTGCCCTTTACGCACACCATCGAGATGCTCAAGAACCACCTGACCAAGAACGGCATAACGTGTGACGTGATTAACGGAGCCGTGCCAGTGAACCGCCGCAGTGACATTGTGCGCGACTTCCAAGACCAGCCGACTACAAAGGTTCTCATCATCCAACCACAAGCGGCGTCACACGGGCTTACACTTACTGCCGCCGACACAATTATTTGGTACGCTCCCTGTACCAGCGTGGAGACTTATCTTCAGGCCAACGCACGTATTGACCGTCCCGGTCAGGTCAACCCAATGACCATCGTGCATATCTGTGGGAGCCAAACCGAACGCCGCGTTTACGCGATGCTTCGGGGGAACGTATCCAACCACCAACAAATCATTGATTTGTACCGACAAGAAATTTCTTCGACAGAGGTTGACAATGTCTAAAGATGTGATATAGTCGGTTTCGTGGCGAGTCTGTAAATACCTTTCAGTGGGCTCAAGGAACAGTTTTGAAGATGGTGCAATCCATTACCGCCACAACTTTTTACCAACCAAAGGAGTGTTAGATGAGTGAAGAAAATGAAGCGGCCACACGGCCAGACCTAGATCAGCTTACCGCTATCTACCTGAAGATTCGAGATACCCGTGCCGAGAACAAACGTGAGTTTGAGAACGTGGACAAAGACCTCGAAGAGCAACAGAAAATGCTGGCCGAGCAGATGCTCGACTCATGCAAAGAGATTGGTGCTGACAGCATCAAGACCCCCCACGGAACCATCATTCGTTCGGTCAAGTCAAAGTACTGGACTGGCGACTGGGATTCCATGTACGCCTTCATTAAGGAGCACAACGCCTTCGGCTTGCTGGAGAAACGCTTGCACCAAACCAACATGAAGGACTTTCTCAACGAGAACCCTGACGCACTGCCGATGGGCTTGAATGTTGAGAGTGAATACACCATCGTCGTACGACGCGCTAAATAATCGGAGTAAATGAAATGAACGAAGAAATCCAAATGCGCATGTTCGCAATGGAGCTGGCTGTTAAATACCTCAGCAACGTAGCCCAAGCAGATGCAGATGATGGCCCCGTCGCCATCGCCAAAGAAATTTTTGAATTTATCCAAGGAGAAACTAAATGAGTAACATCGCACTTTTGAACCAAGACCTGCCTGACTTCCTGCAAACCGCTGGCGTCAGTGACCTCACCAAACAACTCGCTGGTAAGTCTGGCGTTAAGCGCATCGTGCCTAAGAACGGTATCTTCCGTAAGATGGTCGGCGGCGAAGAGATGGGCAAGGTCAAAGGCGACCTCGAAGTCGTCATCGTGAACGCATCCCCCAAAGTCGGTCGTATCTTCTACGCAAAGCAATGGACACCCGATGCCGACCCAACTGCACCTGACTGCTTCTCGAATGATGGCGTTGCCCCCGATGCTGGTTCGACTGCACCCCAAGCTAGCCGTTGCGACACCTGCGCTCAGAACATCAAAGGTTCGGGTCAAGGTACATCCAAGGCTTGCCGTTACAGCCGCCGTATCGCTGTGAACTTGGTGGAAGATTTTGGTACTTCTTTGGAAGGCGAAGTCTATCAACTGAACTTGGCGTCCAAGTCCCTGTTCGGCGAAGGCACTGCTGACAACACCCACACCTTTGAGAACTACACCAAGTACTTGGCCAACAACGGCAAGAGCTTGGACTACGTGGTGACTACGTTGAGCTTTAACGAGAACAACGACAACCAATCCATCTTGTTCACACCTGCACGATTCATCAGCAAAGATCAGTACGCAGTGACGAGCGAAGTGGCTAAGAAGCCCGAAGTTCAAAAGATGGTGACGATGACTCCGTACCAAGCGGATGCGTCGGGTCGTGCTCCTGCATTGGCCGCACCTGCTCCTAAAGCTGCCGCACCTGTGGCCGAGGATGTTGCCGAGCCAGTCAAACGCGAAAGCGCTAAAGCTGCTACCCCTACCCCAACCCCCAAGAAGGGTCTGGACGACGTGGTCAAAGCTTGGTCTGACGAGGAGTAAGCAATGAGCTACGGATACAGCTACCAGCTAGTCGAAGCCAATAAAAAGGCCGATGACAAGTCATGGGGCGTCGTCCTTGGCCGCACTTGCATTGCTCTCAACATTCCTGTGAGTGATATAGCTGGTCGTCTTGATGTGAGTCGAGCGACCATCTACAACTGGTTCTGGGGCACCACGCTCCCGAGCCGTACTCATAGCGAACAGATTGAGCGTTTGCTCCCGCGCCTCAAGGCAAAAAAGTAAATCCGTGCACTGACGGGGGCTTCGGCCCCCAGCTTTGCCGTCCCTAAAAGAAAACCAATATGTCTAACTTCGACCTTCTCGACACCGTACTGCCCACCGAAGGCCGGTATTGTGTGCTCGGGCTTGGACGGTACCCAGACCAAAAGTTTTTCGATACGAGAGAAGAAGTAGAGGCACAGACTCAGACGTTGGTGGACAACAAGTTCGATGTGTATTTCGGTTGCGCCAAGTACGGCCCACTGAACAAGCGCACAGCAGACAACGCCACTTACTTCCGCGCACTGTGGATGGATATTGACTGCGGCCCAACAAAAGGCGTACCCGATGAAAAAGGCATCATCAAAGGGTATCTCACGCAGCAAATCGGCTTGGATGAACTGAAGAAGTTCTGCATCGCCGCAAGATTGCCCCGCCCAATTATGGTCAGCTCAGGTTATGGCGTTCACGCCTACTGGTTGATTGAAGAAACAGTTGAGCGCCGCGACTGGCTCCCCCTCGCAACTCGTCTACGTGAACTGTGCGTTGAGCACGGCATCATTGTGGATTCCTCCGTATTCGAAGCAGCACGGGTACTGCGCATCCCCGGCACATTTAACTTCAAGCAAGCCGAACCGATGGAAGTCACTGTTCTCAACGAGAACACACAGACCCTGACGTACGACCAATGGAAAGAGCTGCTCGGCGCTGCCGACCCAGTTGACGACAAACCTGACTTCTTACCGTCCATCAGCCCAATGATGGAAGCCTTGATGGGCAACAAGGTTAAGCGGTTCAAAAACATCATGATGAAAGCGGAGAACGGCTGTGCCCAGCTGAACTACTGCTACCAAAACCAAGACACTATTGAGGAACCCCTGTGGCGCTCCGCCCTGTCGATCACTGCGTTCTGCGTGGACAAAGACAAAGCTGCCCACATGATGTCCAGTCAGTACCCAGCCTACAACCCTTCCGAGGTAGATAAGAAGGTAGCCGAGTTGGTTGCGAACGGTGGCCCTCATCACTGCCTGACATTCGAGAAGATCAACCCGACTGGCTGCGCAGGGTGCCCACACAAAGGCAAGATCAAATCCCCAATCGTGCTCGGCATGGAAATTGCCCAAGCTGAAGTCGAAGACGGTGAGTACGTCGTTGAGCAGGAGCCGACAGAGGAAGAAGGAGAAGTCACAAGCTACCGTATTCCTGAGTACCCATTCCCTTTCTTCCGTGGCAAAGAAGGCGGTATCTGGCGCAAAGGGGAGACCGACGAGGATGACTCTGTGCTGGTGTACGAGCATGACCTGTACGTGGTCAAGCGTATGAAAGACCCCGAGATGGGTGAAGTGGCCCTGTTCCGACTGCACCTGCCGCACGATGGGGTGAAAGAGTTCTCTATTCCAGCGACAGCAATCTCAGCGAAAGATGAGCTGCGCAAACAACTGTCACACCATGGTGTGATGGCAACACAAAAGCAACATGAGCTACTGGCGATCTTCGTCGTGGCGTTCATGAAAAATTTACAGTATGTGAGGAAGGCAGAAGTTATGCGAACACAATTTGGATGGGTCGACAACGACAGCAAGTTCATTGTCGGCGACCGAGAGATTACAAAAGACGGGGTGTTTTACAGCCCACCATCAGCCATCACCCGTGCGTTTGCCGAGAAGATGGTGCCGACTGGTACGTTCGAGAAGTGGAAAGAGGTGTTCAACATGTACGCACGGCCCGGCCTTGAGCCCCATGCGTTTGCAGCACTCACAGCCTTTGGCTCCCCGTTGTTGAAGTTCACGGGCTTGAGCGGCGCGATCATCAACGTCATCCACAAGTCGTCAGGTTCAGGTAAGTCGACAGCGTTGTTTATGTGCAACAGTGTCTGGGGCCACCCCAAAGAGTTGTCTTCGATGTGGAAGGACACGCTCAATGCCAAGATGATGCGTCTCGGTGTGCACAACAACCTGCCCAACACGATCGACGAGATCACGAACACCAGCCCCATGGAGTTCTCTGACTTAGCTTACAGCATCTCTCAAGGCCGAGGCAAGGACCGCGCTAAGTCGCAAACCAACGAGCTGCGCGCCAACCACACCAAGTGGAACAACATGACCTTGGCATCGTCCAACGCCAGCTTCTACGAGAAACTCGGTGCGGCAAAGAACTCACCCGACGGCGAATCCATGCGTCTGCTTGAGTACAAGATTGAGCCGACAACGATCATCAGCGTCGAAGAAGGTAAGCAGATGTTTGACCATCAGATGCTTGAGAACTACGGCCACGCCGGTGACATTTATGCCGAGTGGCTCGTCAACAACTTGGAAGAGGCCATTGCTTTGGTTCGCAGCATCCAAGCCCGTATCGACAAGGAAGTTCAGTTCACCGCACGGGAGCGCTTCTGGTCAGCCGCCGCTGCCATCAACATTGCTGGTGGTTTGATTTCCAAGGAACTCGGCTTGCACGACTACGACATGAAGGCAATCTACAAGTGGTTGGTCGGTATGCTGGCTGAGATGCGCGACGAGGTGACCCCACCTGCTTCTAACCCGACCATCATGCTCGGCGACTTCATCAACTCACACATGAACAACGCCTTGGTTGTGAACGGAGTGGTGGACAAGCGCACGAATATGGAGGCACTGCCACTGGCCGAGCCGAAGGGCGAACTTCTCATGCGGTTTGAGCCAGACACGGGTGACCTGTTCATTGCGGCCAAGGCGTTCAAAGACTACTGCGTGAAGTTCCAGATTCACTACCGTGACGCAATCAAGCAGTTGACCAGCGAGGGCGTGTTCATTGAAGCCGTCAACAAGCGTATGTCGAAGGGCATGAAGATGGTTTCCCCAGCCGTCCGCGCACTGCACTTCAACACCAAGAACTTCGACAGTCTCGTACCACTGGAGGTGTTAGCCGATGAAGATCGAGACGGTAACGTACCGGATTGATTGGGGCAAGTTCCGAAAAGGGCACAGCTTCTTTGTGCCCTGCATCGACCACAAAGAAGCCCGTAAAACAATCGCGCAAATCACGAAGAGATTGAAGATAGCTGTGGTTACCAAAGTAACCATAGAAGAAGGCATCAAAGGATTGCGCGTCTGGAGAACCTGACGTAGACTAACAATGTTAGTTGCCATCACTCTGTTAGCCCCGCCTAGTGCGGGGCTTTTTTATTTCGCAGCTTCTCGATCGAGTTTCGCACTGCTTGGGTCGAGCAGGTCGGCGACGAACGGGTAGTACTTCTTGTCGATTGGGAACCCACGGTCAGACATCATGCGGCGTTCCATCTGCTTCTTCAATGATTGCTTGATATTGTCGCTGTCGATTGCATCCATTGGATTGCGCGAGTTGAACTTGAACACCTTGTCGAACGCCTTCTCTACGTCGTCATCAGAGCCTTTGGTAATTTCCAAGTCGAGGCGGTCGAGCAGCTTAGTGCGCTCTTGTTTGACCTTCATGATCTCACCTTGCAGCACAAAGATAGCTTCCCGTTTGGCTTGAAGCCCCTCGGTGACGAAGCCAGCGCTTTGCGCCAACAACTGCCCTTTGGTGAACTCTTCGGGCTCCTTAATCACTGCGCCAGATGTAGTGGTCGCACCTTCTTGGCCGTAGCGAGCCGCAGTCAAGCCGCCACGGAACAACGCTGGGGACAGCTGCTCCATACCTTGCAGTACCTTGCCTTGGTTAAAGTAGTCGATCGCTTTGGGGATTTGCGTAGTAGCAAGCGATGCGCCGGGACCAGCCAACGACAACAAGAAGCTCTGCATTTCGCCGACGGCGGTAGCCTGTTCCTTCTGCTCAGGAAGCCACATGTTGTTCATCGACAAGCTACTTGTGATGTCGTAGCCGGTTAGCGCGGTAACTACACCGCGATCGAGAATCTCGTCGAGCCCTTTGCCGCCGATCTTGATGTTGCCGAAGGTCTCAGGCATCCACTTGTTGCGAATCCAAAACTCAAGGTTGCGGCCTTCCAACTCATCATCGTCATCTTCTCCGCGCAGGCCGTTCAACAGACCTTGGATAATGCCCATAGCAAAGCTGACACCGGGGATACCGACGTAGCCAGCCAAGCTGAATGACATCATCAACGAGCCGAGGAATTGAACACGCGCTTCTTTGCGAACTTGAGGGTCCATGTCACGCGTCATGCGATAGAAGTTTCGCACAAAGTAAGTGGTCACAAACGCTGGGTACATCTTGAACTGGAGCACGGCACGGCCAAGCGGCTTGTGCGCGTCGAGTCGGACTTCGCGTTGTTTGTTGGCCAAGACACCGCGTGGGCGGTTAGAGCCATGGTAGTTGTTCAGTGCCTCATGCGACTCGGCCTCGGCCAAGCGCAGTGCTTGCTCATGGGTTTTGCCAGCATCTCGGTTCAAACGGTAGGAAGTAATAAACGTCACTTCACGAATCAAGCGTTCCGCGTGGTGGAACATAGCTGTCATAGCGTTTGAGATTTGACGCATACCCGCACGCACGGGGTTGTTGTACGCCGCAGTAGACATATCGCGCCGATTGCCCAGCTCAAACGCCATTGTGTTATCGCTCAAGCCCCGGTCCACCATGTACTGCATGGCGGCTTTCTCGTCGACAGTCAAACCTTTTAAGTTCTCCATGCTTGGTGGAGCGTACTTACCATCCTTACCCACGATGCCGATGCCGTTGAACACGTTCAGTGCTTTACCCAAGGCCGCAGCGGTCTTAGCCGTGCCGTGCTTTGACGCCAACACAGGAGCTACGAAGATAGGAATAGACGTAAACTGGGTGGCCATGGTCTTCACCGAGGTCATCATCCACAGGAACGCCGAAGTGTTTGCTAGCTTGGCCAAGTCATAGCCGACGCCATTCTCAGGGTCTGGGCGAACTTGCATCTCTGCACGAATACGCATCTCAGAGACAAACTCACCGAGGCGCGCTTTGTCGGGGTTACCCACCAGCGAGCTTTCCGCACGCTCAAGCTGCCCCATGATGGTGGGGCCGTACTTAATACGAGCCAGTTGGTTCGATGTGTTGGTACCGGTGTTGATGAAGTTGCGCTGAATGTCACCAGAGAAACCAGCCTTACCTTGGCGCTTCAAATACTGACGGCGGAAGTTGCGGTCGGGCAAAGTCTGCAAGTAGAGCTGGTAAATCTCGTCTTTGAGTGCTTCAGACTTGAGCTCACCGTCAGTGCTTGAGGCATCAATGGTGTTGAAGATTTGCTTCAGCATGTCGCTGGCGCTCTCGTCATTACGGCGTGCGCTGGTCAGGTCATTACCCTCATCCAACTCCAAAGACTGCATCATTTCTGATTTGGTGCGATTGCCGCCGTCGGCGTTCATTTGGCGCAGGCGCTCCATTACAAAGCGATCACGGTCGAGAGAGCTCTCAAACATGTGGAACTCGCCATCTTTACCTTTGCCGATGCGCACCCAGAACTGACCATAGCGCATCAGTGGGAAGTAGGGATACAGCTTCTTGCCGTCCTCGTACATCTTCTTGATGGACGCAATGAGTTTGCTCTTGGCTTCTTGCGGCAAGGTAGACGCTTGCAACTGCTCGTCCAGCAAAGCGTGATACAGCTCGTGGTTGTTCTTGTAGAAGTCACGCATCTCTTCGTACAACTTCTGATTCTCAGGCTTGAGCTCGCCCCACATGCGGTTAAGCGCAGGGTTGGTTTTATTCGTCGCCGGGTCTTTGGAGAGCAGTGTAGACAAGTGCATCACGTCGGCGAGTTTCTTGTACTGCTCGGGCGCTTTGGATGCTATCTCAGATAGCTTGTCGTTGATCTTACCCATGGCGTTCGTGAGCTTGGTGCGCATAGCAACCATATCACCTGTAGCCTGCCAAGACTCGGCGATGCCGGGGATACCACGTTGGCCACCACCTGTGTCAACACGACTAGCCCATTGAACCAGAGTCTCAGTCTGCAAGCTAGGCAGGAGCTGTGTCAACGCCTTAACTTTAAAGTCCTTGGTGCGTAAGTCGAGCTCATCAACCAGCGGAGTCTTGCCGCGCAGGGCTGTCAGTGCGGGGAAGCCGTCACGGAGGTTGTCGGCGAACGAAGACTTTGTAAGCTTATCAACCTGCTTCTGTGTGGACTTAGTGATCGTCTGCTGCGACATCTTGAGTTCAGACCCACCGCGTTGAGCCAAGGCTTGATCGCCTTTTTCCAGCAAGCGCATATCCGAAGTTTTTTGGGCCGACAGCAAACGGTCAGTCGATACGATCAAGTCGGTCAAGGCGTTGGTAGTGTCCTCACCCATTTTGAAGAACTCACGGATGGCGGCAACAAAGCGGGAGAAGAACGATACGTCTTCCTCAACACCCTGCACCTGCATCATGAACTCTTGGAAGTCTGGGTCGGACATGCCGTAGGCCAAGAACTCGCGCACGTCGGTGATCGCCATGCCGTTGGTGTTCTTAATGATGGCGACAATCGCTGGGGGCAGTTGGCCCTTATTTTCTATGATGTAGTCCTGCACGCGGTGCATGACGTCTTGCAAGTCTCGGACTGCTTTAGTAAGAGCAGCGTCGGAAGAGAATCCGTTCTCGATCGCCTTGAGGCCAAGGTACAGTTTTTGGTTCGTTGCGGCGTGCAGCAGCTCGTGCAGCACGGTGATGTTGTTGATGCCTTGGAGTTCGCCGTAGCTGTCCCCCGCCACATAGACGGTGCGCTCGCCTGTTGCATCGTTCTGCACAAACAGACCGCTGGCGTTTTTCCAGAATTTCTCGCCCTTCTCAGTCTTCAGCGCGTCGGGCTCGTTGCCCTTTTCCACAACCACGAACTTGACGTTACGCACGAATGGGAGGATGCGCTTAGCGAGCATCTTCTGGAAGCCGTTGCCTGTCTTGATGACGATGGCCAGCGCTTGCGCGCCGTTGGTGGCGTTGTTAAATTTAGTGTCGGCTGGCGCTTCCGCAGCCTTGAGCTGGGCGCTGTACTTGGCGCGATATGCGCGCCCCTTAACGACGTCGTCGTACTCTTGTTTGGAGATAGAGGGGCTGTTAATCAAGTCGTTCAGACGCGCCTTTACCTCGGGGCTAGCCGTCTTCATCTTCTCGCGCATATCGAGAATGTCGTTGATTGCCTGAATCTTGGCCATGCGGCGGTCGCGCAGGTAGTCAACTTTGTACGCTGGGTCTTGGATGAGATCGCTCTCCCTAGCCTGCTGCATGGACTCAACTTCTTCGCTCGTAAGCGGGCGGCTGATTTCAGCAAACTTGGTCTCAAGCTCTTCAACTGCCTTGAGGTTGGCCTTGTCCTGCGCTTTTTTGCTAGCCTTTGTGGGGGCCACAACGGGCGCGGTTACTTCAGCGGTAGGGGCTGGTTCTTGTCCTTGCGTTTCTGCTTGGACGGCTTCAGTGGTTTCAGTGCCAACTTGGGCTCCTTGTTTTGCTTTGTATTCTGCTACTAACTTGTCAAACTCACGAGCACCGGTAAGGATGTAATCTCTATTACCTTGCTCAGCCAAAGTATCCGATGTGTTCTGGCTATAAGAATCAAATGCCGCATCAATGTCGCCATTGTATTCAGCACTATTTACTTGGTCTAACGCGGAGTCAAAGTTATTTCTGGCAACACTACGGGCTTCAGCAACTTTGGCATCATGCTCTGCATATCGACGATCTTCCGCATCCGCTTCAGCAAGTAATTGCTCATCCGTCTTCAGTGCACTCGGCTCGACTGCTTCTCCTGCAACAGTAGGTACAACATCCTCTCCAGCAGGAACCACTCCATCGGTTGCAAGTTCTCCAGCTCCTCCGGCGGGCTCGATTTGATCGGGCTGTCCAGCCAACTCAGGGCTGACTCCACCTGCTTCGGCGATAGGTTGTCCAACATTTGTTTCTCCTGCTGCATCTCTTTGGGTAAGCGCATCTTCTTTTGCTTCCTCTGTAGCGAGATCAATAGCCGTACCCTCAGCCTCGGCTAGGGACATACCAAACTCTTGTTGTAGGGTTGGGATAAGTTCAGCGACGCGCTCGGGGTTAGGAGCTACGTCGGCAATCGCAGCCTCTGCTTCTGGTGCACGGGCTTTCGCATCCTCGTCGGCGATATTGCGTGTGGCCACCTTGATGGCGTCATCAGCCTGCATACCCTGAGACTGGAGCTCTTGTGCGCGTGCGGTGACTCGTTCTTCGACTGGAGCGGTTTCAGGGGTGGGCGCAGGTTGTTCCGCAGTTGCGGGAACTGGCATATCTTTCTCGGCGGCGATGCGTCGAGCTTCCAAACCTTCACGCACACCGGACGTTGCACCGAGGCCAGCACCAGCCAGACCTTCCAAAGTAGCTTGGCCAACGACACCGCGCATGGTGGGTACGTCGTATCCTTCACGCTGAAGAGCAATGTTCTGGGCCAGTTGTTCTTGACCACCCTCCGCCGCTTCGCCTGCAAATTCCTTAGCAGCTGTAGTAACCGCTTGTTTCTTAACGCTACCCGTGGCGATTTGTTTAGCCACCTGACGAGCAACCGCTGGCTCGAAACCTGTAGTCGCACCGATAGCGCCGAGGGCAGAACCCATCAGAATTTGATCTAGGTTCTTACCGTTGTAGTTTTGAGCCAGCTGTGCGCGGGCCTCGATTTGGTCTTCGGGCATCTCGGTCTTGCCGAGTTCTTCCTTGACCGCGTCATAGATGGAGCCCTTAATAGTACCGGCACCCATGGTTGCGCCAACGCCAGCGCCGACGGCGGTAGTAGCCAAAGCACCAGCACCAAGAACAGACGCGCCCAAACCCGCCACGATAGCAGGAGCGGAAGTGCCCAATGCGTTTACGACTGTGTCGATAGGGGCAACGGTGAAGGCTTTAATCGCGGCTTTAACTTGATCGCCAACACCCTTGTCCTCAGCGTCCTTCATGATGCGAGAAATCTCAGCCGAGTCCTTCTTTGACTGCGCGCTGTACAGATCGCCGATGTAATCTTCCACACCCTTGATGGTGTTGGATACGCCACTGCCCGCACCGAAGGCGTCAGCAACCAAGCGCACGCCAGTAGCCAAGCCAGAAGCGGCTTTCAGAGGGACGTCGGCAACACTGCGCAGGAACGATTGGTCCTCGGGCTTTGGCTCGGCCTTAACCACGGGAGCAGCTTGCCACCACTCCCCTGCTTTTGCTTCTTCCTTGGCAAGTGGGGCAGCTTGCCACCACTCTGCGGATTTCTCTTCAGCTAGCGGCGCTTCGTCCCACCAATTTTTTGCCATGACATGCCTTACTGTTTGATTCGGGTCGACCCATCTGGAGCGATGAATGTAGTCCCGGGTCGCAGTTTAGCAAATTGCGCTTCGGTTGTAACCTTGATTGGAGCTGCGGATTGCTGTGGTGCGGGAGTTGAATCGCCCTTGCTTTCGGCAGGCTTGATAGAGTTGACGACTTTTGCACGGATAGCCGCCGCTTCTTCGTAATTCCCCGTACTCATAGCCTTCCGGTATGCCTTGTTTTGCAGCAGTGCGTTCTCAACTTCTGGAGCAATGGCTTTAGTAGTAGCTGCTTCTGCACGAGCAGAGCCGGGGTACTTACCGAGCTGGTCGGCTGCTTCCTTCGCCGCCTTTGCGCGGGTGGCTGCGCTGTTTGGCTCCCCCGCTTCAAGCATAGCCTCAAAGTTAGCCTTGGTGAGCTTGTCCAAATCAGTGGCTTTGCCCAGAGTGGCGGATGCTTGAATCTGCGCCTGCTTGATACCGGCTTGGATTTGCGCTTCTTTCTCGGCAACGCTGAGTTGACGGTCGATACCTTCTTTTTTCTGCGCTTGCGACTTGTCGTACAGGCTTTCTGCCTTACCGATTTGACCATCAGCACGTGCTTGTTCTGCGGTAGCCAAAGTGAGTTCAGCTTGGCGCAGTTGGCGGTCCGCGTCGCGCTGGTCTTTCTTCATTTTCACGATCTCAGTACCAAACGCACCCATGGCTTCGGACACAGCACGAGCCTTATTACCGGGGCGCAGGATAGCCTTAGATGCGGCTAACCACGCAAGGCCTTCGCCTTGATCTGCCATCTTACCCAGACCAGCGCGTTCTTTTTTGATGTCTTCCATGTAGGGAGCAGTCGCGCTCGGGCCGTACATTGCTTGAATATCAGGCAGTGCGGACTTAATTCCCGCCATACGCTGTCCGGGAGTTTCTGCCAAGTCTGTTTCAGCGAGGCCACGGGCGCGGGTAAGCGCGTCGTTATACCCACCGTCAGCAAACGCAACCACGCCACCACCAGCCATCTGGTCGGCCATCTGTGGGGTCACTGCACTGGCCAAGCCATTACGCTCAGATGCGCGCATACCCATTTCGCTTTGGATTGCTTCGAGTTGGTCCATGTCGCCACGGGCTTGAGCAGCTTGCGCGGCTTGCTGGAGTTGTTGGTCCGACAGTTTGCTAACGATGCGAGACACGTTGTCCGCGCTGTCCACAGAACCGCCGTCGGCGTAAGCCATACCACCCTCGGCCATGAACTTGCTCAAACCATAAGCACCCGTACCAAGCGAGGCCACCTGCTGCGCCATACCCGGTGCAGGCTCGTACATAGTTTTGGATGTGACTTGGCCCAGTGGTAGACCACGAATCATGTCGGAGAAGAAGCCCAACTGTTTGTATGGGTAGTTCTTCTGGTCTTGGAAGTCTTGGTATGCTTGAGACAGACCTTGTTGGCGCAGGGCTTGTTGCTGGCCACCGTAAGCGTTTTGCAGCTTGTTGATGTCCATGCCTTGCTGGAACTGCTGGCTACCCAATGTACCCATAGTGTTGGCACCTTGCAGAGCTGTTTGCAGTCCCTGCATACCCAGACCAGCGCCGTATTGACGTGACTGTTCCCCGAGCTGTTGAGCCTGCATGTTGCGAGCTTGGTCGGCGTTAAATTGTTGCTGCGCGTTGGTGTAAGCATTGCTAGAGCCGACTGCCTGAATATCGTTCAATTGTTGGTTCAGGTTGCGGTTTGCTTCCGAACGCATCATTGCATCGCGGCTACCGCCGAACGCACCGCGACCAACACCGGCGGCTTGTTGTTGTTGCCCTTGGATAGCTGCTTGCTTATTGGCTTCGCGCTTTTGGATGTCCACCACATTCTGCATGTAGGGATTCATGTACTGCTGGGCAGCATCGTTACCAAACTGACCAGCGGTGAACTTGCCCGCGTCGTAGTTTGTATTAAGAGCTTTGCCCATTACGTCTTGAGCGCCAGAGATGCCCGCGCCAGTACCGGCGTTTGTCTGCATGTTCGCAGCGGCTTGTTGGGACTGTTCTTGCAACGGGCTAAAGCCAGCGATTCGGTTACCGCCGTAGGCTTGGAACGGAGTCTCGGAAAGAGCCGCGCCCTTCTCTAAAGCACTCTTGGCGTAACCACGCGCCCATTCTGGGAGCTCAGAAATCTGAGTTTGAGTGCCGGTAGAAGAACCACCACCACCGCCGCCACCGCCGTCCATTTGAGGGCCGCTCATAGGGAGCAATTTGCGTTTCAAATCTAAGATATTCATAGCTCAATCCTCATCACCTTGTGGGTGTTGGTCATTCCCATTTTTTCATACATTGGCACCAGATTGTCCTGACACCAACATTGTGCTTTTGTGGCCCCGTGCAGACGCATCCAATTTTGTGCTTCTTCAAACACATGCTTCTTCACGATGCCTTTACCACCCATCAGGTTTACGTGCGCGACTCGCGCCCTAGGGTAGTCAATGAACTCAACAGTTACAGCGCCAGTAAGCCCTTCACCGGGCTCTTCCCATACGAGCAGATGCACAGCACCTGTTCGGACAGAGTATTCAACTTGCTCGATTGTCACCGCATTAGGGTCAATGTCGATGGCTTTTTGGAGCATAGGCGCAGCAATAGGCCACACCTGTGGTAGTTCTCGGGGTTGAATATGGAACAGAGGCATTACGCGGGCAGGAGTTTGTCGGCGCGGCTGTTCTTAGCCACTTTGCCTTTGCCGATGGACTTCTTGCGCGCGGCTTGGACTCGGTCCAGCATAGCGTACAACTTGCGTGCACCTGCTTCAGTAGAGCCATTGCCCAGCTCAGAAACGATGCGGGCCGGAACCACGAATTCACCGTCGGCGAGTCGAGCGGGACGCTTGTTGCCAATCACAGCAGGGATGGAATCAGAGACGCCATCGCCGGGGCCCTTGAGCAGTCGACCACCATCAGAGTAGTCACCGAGATGAGAAGCTGCGGACGACAAACCACCACGAGCAAACTCATTCTGCTCGCCAGTCATGCTGTTCACACCGGAGTCGGCGACACCTTGCACTACGTTTTGAGCTACGGGAGTTTGCCAAGGAGTAGCGTATGCACCTTTGTTGATGTCAGCCATCGGGAAGCCAGTATTTGCGCCAATCGCATTTGCGTTCGACATAGCCTCCACTGGGCCACCGCCTTGTGTTGGCATGAGGCCACCAACGGCGTAACCACGCAGCTCCTTAGCCTTCTCGTCAGTTATATTCTGATACCCAGCGGATGGGAAGTAGTTCCGCTGCTTACCAAAGTCTTGGCCAAGTTGACCGTATTCTGGGACGTCAGGTTGGGGGAACGGGGTTGTTGTAGCGCCGGAGTTGTACTGCAACCGTTGCGGCATCGTTGCGTCGCCCGTTGCGACTTGCGGCTGCTCAGTTTTAGGCTGCAACATACTACCAATCATTGGGGCGGCTGCGGCTAGACCGGTTTTAAGTAAGCCGGAACCGCCACCCATTTGGGTCATGAAGGTGTTTCGCCCTGCTGCTGTCCCCAAGTTAGACGCGCCTAATCCAATCTTATCCGCGGCAGTTGCAGTTGCTGGGTTCATGTTTGCGGCGATTTCAGGCTGTACAAAACCTGCCTGCCCCATTTCACGCCCAACTTCACTAGCCATAAGTTGTGGGTTTGCCGCCTGAGTTGCGTTTGCAGCTGTTGTGTTCATAGCAGATGCACCAGCACCCATCAAACCACCGGCCAAACCAGCGCCACCATAAGCGCCCATACCAGCCATAAGACCTTTTTGGAGACTGCCGGTACGAGCGGTTTCTAATGCACCCATACCTAGACCAATGGTCGCTGCGTTACTTAAACCGCCGATCAAAGGGGCAGCTGCGCCACCAGTGAAATACATAGCCGCCGCACCTGCAACCATGGGGAGCATTTTTGACAAGAACCCCGCTTCGGGAAGACCTGTATGGGGGTTAATCGTCAAAGAGCCACCGCCCGCCATAGCGAGTTGCTGTAAGCTGTTGATCTCACCCTTCGTCATGTGGATGAGTTCGGTGTCTGGGCCGCGACCGTGGGCGGCTAAATGATTTGCAGCGTGCTTTAAGCTCATACTTTTACTTTCAATACATTGCTGGCCGTAGTGTCTACGTAGACATCACCCACCCGAAGGTTAGCTAAGTCCGCCTCTGTTGGCAAGCTGAGCTGGAATGTGCCCGGCACTGCTGGATCAGGTTGGCTAAAGTTCAACCCAGAAATTACCTTGTCTGTACCAACCCCCTGAGACGCTGCCGAAATCGGAGAGGCATTGTCCAGTTGGTTAAAGTACAAACGCAGTGTATTTGTGAGGTCGTCCAAAAACCGCTGGTCGTATTCTACCGGCGCAGCGAGGAGTCGTGGTGCAATTGCGATACGGTTTCCCATTAACGTCTCCCGTCTGGTCGAACATCAATACGAGGAGCGCCGAGCTGCCACGCCACGCCCAAGTCACTAGAGCCGACACGGAACGCCATTTGACGCCCGCGAACTCGTACATAGACATACTGGGTAAACTGCTGCACGTTGTACTCGCGCACGTTAGTGTAGTTATTACCGCTAACCACATCTGGGTCATTAGAAGTGCCGTAGTTAGCCCCGGGGTTCTGGCGGGGGCGAACAGTGAACGTAACAGTCGGCTGCGCAGAATCTGAGCCATCAAAAGTCACGTCAGGAATGATACGAGTCACCAAGCCGAAGTTGTGGCCGTCACCAATGTCGAAGTCCGAAGACTGTACATACGCTTCAATTGGCGTGGGTGGGGTTGTTGTACCGTCATCGTTACCAACCTCGTGGTAAATAATCTGCCCGTCATACCCAGCAGCGATCGGCACATCCCGCAGTGAGCTGTCCAACCAAGCAGTGCGCTCCATAGTTCCGTAGTACCAAGTGCGTTCTAAGTGGTTGAACACCACATACTTGTCGATCGTTGTGTTTGGGTTGCTCACAGTACCTGTACCGTCAAACCCGGTAATAGAGCAGTAGAACCACCAGACCTCGTTGTAGCCTTCGCTCGTGCCTGAGAACACTTGATACGACTGATCCAAGTTGATGTTGTCGTAAATGTACTGGCGCACCGCGCAAGGGAGCGTCTCCACACGGCCAGAGTACATGTAGAACTTATCTACACCCATCCAATAGGTGATGTTGTTGGCCGTAGCTACAGCATTTGGACTGATGATAGATATGTTGTCGCCCATGATCTGGAAACCCCAGACATAAGGCGGGCCAAGGTACTGCATAGAGTACAGCGCCGCGTCAGTGAACACCAAGATTTCTTGCCGGGTCTGCTGCACTGCTACGATCTCAGACCCATTGCTAAGCTGGTACGTGCCCGCTTGTTGAGTTATGTCAGTTGGGTCCCAAGCGGCAAAGTTTTCTTGGGCGGACCAAGCAATAAACAATGGGTTCTGCTGGCTCGGGGCGTCTGCGAAATAGTCGTTGCACCCAAACGCAATGATGAAACGTGATGAATCAGACACCAAGACGATATTGGCCACGGATGGGCAATAGTTGTCAACCGTAGTTGAACCGTACTGCGTCGTAATGGTAGCGCCGGGGCCGAGGAGTTGGCCACGGTCAAAAATGTTTGGGTTACCGTTGTTAGCCCAGTAGTACATAGCACCACCACGGGGGTTAAAAATTAAATCGCCACCGTAGTTAGATTCACTCCACAGTCGCAGTTGTACGCCAATTCCGCCGGAAGCAGGTGCTGGGTCGCCCCAACCAACAAAAGCGCTCGTGTCTTGTACGATTGCCCCGGACGAATGAGACGCCGCAGTGGTGCTTTCTACCCCACGAGTGCAGCCGGTCAGCGTGTTTACACCTTTACCTGAGTAGTCAATGAGTTCAGAGTCAATAAGCACTTGGCCAGAAGTAGGGAAGCTGGCGTTTGAAACAAGTGTGATCGTGGTGGCAGACGAGTTGATAGCACCATTCAGTGTTGAGAAAGTAGCGCCAATAGTTGCGCCGCCCCAGACACCCACCCCCCAACCAGTACCGAGCGAGTAAACAACGCTACCTGTGTTGATTTGGTAAGTACCGACAGTAGCCGTACCCCCGGAACCAACGTCGCTACCATTCGCTGTTACGTCTGCTGTGATTGTGTACTGCGAAGGGCTGACGTAAGTGATCTGAAACTCAGCGTTCAGCACGGTTGCTGTAATAGCGCCACCAAGAGATACAGCACCGCTAAAGGTTACAAAATCACCAGTCTGCGCACCGTGAGCCGAATCAGTGACAGTGATTGTCGCAGAACCGTTTGTGGCAGCAAAAGTTACATCACCAGCTGCTGTTGTTGCGCGGATGGGGGTAACGTCGTATAGGGAGCCGTCGGCGCTGTTCTGGATGTAATACTTGAGGTCCGTGCCGATTGCCAACAGGTTGTACCCAGATAGGTTCAACCAATTCCACAAAGAACGCGCAACGCCCCAGTACGCGCCAGACGGCGGTTGTAGGGTCGCATCGGATAAGCCGGTGTCTAGCTCCCAGCCCCCAATTTTCTCGGGGTAGCCAGAACGGAAGCGGACCTTGTCGGTCTCGAACCAGCCGCCCTCGTTAGCAAGGGTCGTGCCTTCACGGTTGACACCGGGGCGGAATTGGAGTTTCTGTAAAGGCATGGTGGGATTTTCTCACTTAGGCGCGGCACTGTCCATAGCACGCATCATATAGCGCTTGACGTGCTTCAAGGCCGATGTAGCCACCGTTAATTTTCTTGGTCATACCCTTGATGTCGCCAGCGTCGGCGAAAGCGGATAAATTGTTTGTTTTCCAGAACCAACCCGCTGAACGCGCGGCGTACAAAGGCTCAAGAAGCAAATCGGGGTTGCCAACCAAGTCGATGCCGAGCTCTGCCCCACAGCGGGTGTAGTTGTCCTTGCCGGTCAATTGCTTCAGACCTCTTCCTCGGTACAGCCACCCCTCACCGGATTCCGCAGGTCCGTTGCCCATACGTGAGCTGTAAACCAAGTTGGCGATAAGCTCCGGCTTACCCGCTATGGCGTTGGCCACGGCAGTAGGCACTAACTTGCCGTTCTCTTTGATAGGCTTTTTGTCGGGGCCGAGCACAGCGAATCGGTTGGGCCAGCACGCAGCCAGCGTAGCGGCGCGGTAGTTCAAGTTCTCGCTCAGCATGGTGTAACCGCCAGACTCATGTGAAGTCTGAGCCAAGAACCCAGCAATGCGCTGGGGGGTGTCAATCTTGAACTCCACACAGGTCGCGCCTACGGCGTCCAGCCACTTGGCTGGGTCCTTTACTTTGGCAGCTTGTAAGTCGGCGATGGTTGGGATCATTTGTCACCACCTTGCTCTTTTTGCTTTTGGTCAACTGACTCTTGGCTCTTGTTGCTACTACCGTAGAAGAAGCGAATCAAGCTGTTCACCGCAGTGCCAATCAAGAAACCCAAGATGATGTTGATGAAGTCACGGTTGCGGTTCTCGATAGGCATGAACGACACCATGAAGAAGTACAGGAACGACACCACGGTCAGGAACCACGCATACATCTGGGTAAAGCGCTTTGTGCTGTCATCGTTCATATACATATCCGTTGCGCGTTGGGTAGACTTCTCGTCGAGCGCAGCCATGAACTCAGAGTGACGGTTGGCTTCCTCTTGCAGCTTGGCGTTGTACTCGGGTGTGGCTTCACCTTCTGGCTTTAACTCAATGCCCAGTTTCTTTTCAACGGCATCCACGCCCTTTTCGATAACCTCGTCGGCTACCTTGTGCATACCGTTGTTGATAAGGTTGGCTACGATGCCTGCGATGATAGGTAGCATTATTCGTCCTTCTTAGGTTCAAGTTTTGCGGTGCGCTTCTTTTCCAGTTGCTCAGCGCGTTGTAGGATTATCTCGGCTTTACGTACTTGTTTGTCAGCGTGCAATGCAAGCGCAGCGGAAAACCCCAGCAGCACCAAGATGAACGTGACAACGAGCACCCACCAGTAGAACTCCTTCATAGAGCGGAATACAACGCCGTCGTCCACAGGACCCCGATCGCTATCACGATTACGTAGCCCACTTTGGCCACCAGAATTTGTTCGCGGTGCTCGTGTTGCCATGCGCTGTCTCGTTCTTTCTTGCGTTTGATCTCACGGGCAACCTCTTGCTCTTCCAGAATCTCGTCATACTTGACCAGAAACTCTTTGTACATTGACCCCAATCCAAGCTCTTCTGGTGTACCGTAGATCATGGCCTGCTTCAGCTGCGCTGACAACTGCTGCATTTGCCATTGAATCTCAATACGGTCGATAGCACTGTCGGCAACCTTCTCGGTGGTGAGAGCTTCTTCTTCAAGTTCCCGACAATGTATTTTGAGCTGGCGGATAGCCTCAAAATAGACCTTTAAATTTTCACAGATTTCGTGGACTGCGCGTGCTTGAAACTCCTCGTAGCTTAACTCTGGTTCTGGTCCGGCTTTTGCCTTTTTCGCCACAGGCTTGGGCGCTTCGGCTGCGGTGGGTAGTACAGGCTTAACGCTTGGCGCAGGCTTTGCGCCGAAGAGGCTTTGTATCCAACCCCAGATTCCAACAACCTCTTTGTAGATTGCCTTAGCGTCAGCCACGCCGCCTTCAACCTGCTTCTTAAACTTACCAATTTCAGCCTTCCCTTCACTGAGCATTTGACAGCCAGCGCGGATAGCACCGACGGCACTTTGCGCCATGAGGAGAAGACTGATTGGGTCCACATTTAATACTTGCCTTCGGCAAACACATTCACGAACACCGTGCCGTCTTCAAGTGCTTCTATTTCGTGCCAACCATCTGCGACGAGATTCACCGGCTGCGTGTCTTTTGTCATGGTGAGTGACTTGCCTTCTTTGGTGACCAAGATAGAACCTGCGTGGCACATGGTTAGATGAGCGTATGTGTGTTCATGCCGTGGCAACCCTTGTCCTTTGTTGGCGTGGTACACGTTTAATTGAGCACCATCATAAGTGACTTGATGGACAGGAGTAATAATTTGCATTACAGAATCTGAGCGCCTTGGCTGGTAGGTTGGGTCCGTTGTTCCGGCTGCGGTACAGCCTTGATGGTTTCGTCAGTGGGGTCGTACCAAAATTGGTCAGCCACCACATCATCCGAGCAGTCGAGCCAAAACAGGCCTTCTGCTACCGCAAAAATGTTTGCGTCTTGCTCAACTTGGGCCACACGATAGCCTGTCAATACAGGTTCAACTGTTGAAATAAGTGCCTTCATATACACCTCTTACCATTCAAAAATAACAACACCAGCCGCACCTGCTCCGCCAGAAACATACGATGCGCAGTTGTCTCCAACTCCTGCACTACCACCCCCACCATAAGCAATACCTGAAAGACCAGCAGAAACAACGCCACTTATATTACCTGAGGAGCCGCCAAAAAGTGAGCTTCCACCAACTCCTACAGCTGCACCGCCTCGGCTACCTCCAATGTTCATGCTACCGTTAGCACCCAATCCCCCCGCTCCTCCAGTAGAACCGCCACCCGATGAACCATTACCTCCAGCGCCGCCAGTTGCGGATACTGTTGTAATTGTTTGAGTTCCAGAGGCTACAGAAGAAGTTCCGCCAGTACCACCTGCACCCCCGCCGGAGCTTCCTGCGGCACCTCCACCACCAACAGTAACCGTAAGAGTGTTACTTGGGGTAAGTCCTGTAAGGTATTTAACAGCTGCACCACCGCCACCGCCACCCTTCATAGAAACGGAAACACCACCTCCACCGCCTCCACCACCTCCAACAACAGTTACTTTGACTGCCGTGATACCAGAAGGGATGGTGAATGTGCCGTTTCCTGTAAAGACTTGGCCTTGAACACCTAGATACGCAGTTGCTTGAGTCGTGGCGTTGCTAAACGTAACGCCTGTTCCATTAAGACTTGAAGCCATTTATTTCTCCTTATGGTTGTGAAGTGATAAGACCGGTGTTTGTGATCTGAGCTACGGTCTTCGTACCTGTGATTGTTGTGGACGATACCGTTTGCGAAGCGCTTACGGTATACGTGCCTTTGGCTGCGGCTGTCCGGAAGTTGTAGGTTCCAGCAGCTTGAATAGTAAACTCTACAGCCGCGCCGGTACGGTCGCAAAGATAAATAGTCGTGCCGTCAATGCTGAGCACATACGTACCCGATGGGACACCGGTCCCGGCAATAATCTGCCCCACAGCTATACCGGAAGCACTGGACACCACAAAAGAGTTATCGCCAACAGCGCCGCCGGAAGAGAACGTTGGGCTAGCCGCAGTAGTCTCTGTAGAAGTGAGCTGAACTCCAACTGTCGTGCCCCCCGTAACACCTGTACCAGTCAGGGTAGCACCGTAAACCACGTACCCGGCACTTGCCGAAGTCACCGTCATTGTGGTGCTGGCGATAGACGCAGTGAATGATGGATGCGCGATAAACGCCAAAACGCCGCCGGACTCTGAGATTGAAAAATTTGTTGTTACAAGGTTTGTAGCGTTCGTTGCTGTAGTAGGTGTGGCTAAGTAAGCGTTGTAAGACGAATACCACTTAGTCGTGCTAGACGCGTTAAGTTCCAACCAACCATCGACAGGGAGAGAAAACGCAGCGTTCGTGCTAAGCGCGTCAATTGACGCACCTGTAGCTGGGTAGATGTTCACCGCGTCTGCCGCATCCTTGTTCACAATAATGATTCGTCTACCAGCTGTTGCAGTCGGCAAAATAACGCCTGACGCGCTGGACGTCACAGTGGTAATGATGTTGTAGTCGCTAGTCAGCGCTGTTGCTGTACCTTGAGTAGTACCCGCAGCGGACACGGTTGCGCTAGTTGTATAGGTTTCAGCGTCGAGTTGCGGTGCCACTTGACGGACGTTTGCGCCTGAGCCTGTGTCGCCAGTAGCTGACGAGTACCACTGAGTAGTAGACGAAGCGACGAACTGCAACGAGCTACCAGCGGGGATTTGGATCGAGGTGTTGATCGACAGACCATCAATGTACGCGCTGGTTGCTGGGTAAACGTTGACCGCGTTTGCACCTTTGTTCACGATAGCCACGATGCGGCCAGTCGTGGCTGTTGGCAAAGTAACACCGGATGGGTTAGACGACGCAGTGGTGATGACGTTGATGTCACTTGTCAACGCACCTTGGCCTTGAGCATTTGTACCCGCAGTTACAGTAGCGGATGTTGAATAGGTTTCAGCGTCCAACGCAGGTGTTACCAAAGTAGCGGCCACCATGTAGTTAGTAGCAGTAACGATGTCCGTGCCCGCGCTATTCATCATAAGAATGACTTTTGCGCCATTAGGGACAGAAATACCTGTCTGGCCACTTACCTTTACCGTGACAGCCTTGCCGCCGGTGGTATTGTTGTAGATAAAGTACAGCTTTTTGTTGGCCGGTACAACTAAATTACGGGCGGCAGTCAATGCGCCTGTGCACTCGATGACCATGTTGCGAGCAACGCCGGTAGCACCGTCAGGCATAGTGATGACCGTATCAGCGCCGTCAGTAATAGCCTGAGTAACAATCCCTGAAATGGCCTGCTCAATGAGCGTACCCAAGTTCGTATTGGTCGTAGTGCCCCACACGCCAGCTTGTGTGCCGGGCGTGATAAGCTCGATTTTTAGGTTGGTCGAGTAGGTGCTCATTATTCTGTTCCTTTAGTCAATTTTGCCACGATTGCTTCGAGTTGTACAACGCGTTCAGCAAGGGCGATAGCCGCAACCAAGGCAGCGTTGCCGTAGGCCACAGAAAGTTTGCCATCTTCACCGGATAGGACTGAGTTTGGCAACAGGTTTTGCAGTGATTGCGCGGACACACCGTCCTGAGTCAGCTCCATATCCACGCGGTCGTAAGTACCGTGCTTCACTTTGGCCAGCTGCTCAACAAAGTCAGCGGGGAGATTGCGCCAGTTGGTCTTCAAGGACTCATCCGAGTTGGCTGTAACTGTACCGCCGCATGTCAAGTTCGTGCCGTTGAAGGTCAAGTTGGCTGAGCCGGTCATCGTGCCCGCGTTGTTGTACGCAACTTGTGTCGTTGAGCCAATAGCGGGGGAAGCAGGTGCTGCCCAAGTACCATCGCCACGCCAGAACGTAGAAGACGACGCGCCTGTGCCGCTGCCAAGGTTAGTGACAGGTAAATTGCCAGTGACGCCTGTTGACAGTGGTAGACCTGTACAGCTGGTCAACGTTCCCGATGATGGTGTTCCGAGGACTGGCGTAACCAAAGTAGGGCTCGTTGAAAGAACTACGTTACCTGAACCGGTAGAAGTTGTAACTCCTGTGCCCCCGTTAGCAACTGGAAGCGTGCCACTAACGTGAGTGGTCAATCCAATTTTGCCGTAGCTAGGAGCCGAGCTGACGCCGCCAGAAATGAGAGCGTTACCTACCGCAACGTCAGCCAGTTTGGAAAGCGCAGTTGTCGTGCTCGCGTACAGAAGGTCGCCCACCGTATACGAAGACTGCCCAGTGCCACCGTAAGCAGCAGCAATAGCAGTCCCGTTCCAAGTACCAGCAGAGAGAGTACCAACTCCGGTAATACCTGTATAGCTGCCAGACAGTCGCGCAGTTGGCAACGTACCCGATGTGATGTTTGCTGCATTGGTTGTGTCCGTTGTAGCTGAAGTAGCCAAGCCTGTGATGTCCGTAGCCGCAGGCTGCTGCCACACAGGGGCCGCAGAAGCGGAGCCTGTACCGGTCTGGCCCAAGAACTTCTTGGTTGTGGTCGTGTTGCCCGCCAAACGAGTAACGGAGTTTGTCGCATCAGAGTAGAGAATGTCACCCAAAGCGTATGCGCTTTGCCCTGTACCGCCGTTGGTAGCACCCAAAGCCCCAGACACTGCGCCAGATTGGTTCAGGGCGACAGCGTTCCACTCGACGTTTGTGGCACCCGCGTTCATCACCAAGGATTTATAGGCTGCACCTTTGGCCAGCTTAGACCAAGTGTTTGTCGCAGAGCCATAGAGCAGGTCGCCGGTTGTCACCGTAGCTGTGCCTGTACCGCCGTTGGTAGCCGCGACTGTGCCGGTCAAGGCGATGACATTACCTGATACGTTAATTGGCGCAGTGCCGGTGTACTGAGGTACTGAACTGAACTCAGCAAAGGTAATGGCTGTGGTGCCAAAAGTAATCGTGCTTGTGTTGTTGCAGATGTACGAGTGGTACCCCAAGGTAGTACCACTTGAGACAAAGAAATAGTCACCGCCGCCAAGACTGTTGGGGTCACCTTCCGAAGAAGTGTCTGCATCAGATGAGCGTGTCAGCACCCAGTTTGTTGCGCCAGACCCTACGGTGGTGACAACGTATACGCCGTTCTGTGTGCCTGTAGTTTGTTGCCATACAAGTACACGGTCGGCCACGGACAGTGAAACACCATCAACCGAAAGCGCGGCTTGCGCCCCCGAGTTGGTCAGCGTAGCGCCAACACCAGAAGCGCCGTTGCTGTATGTAGCTGTCAGGTTACCTGTTGTAGCCACGCGCACGGGTGTATGTACGTGAAAACCGTTTGATGTGGCGTTGTCAACGTACTGCTTGGTAGCTGCTTGAAGATCGAGCGTTGGGTCTGCGTTCAGCAGCACGGTCGAACTAAATGTCGCAGCGCCTGTTACGTCAATAGCGCCACCGACGTCCAAAGCGCCAACTAACGTCAGCTTTTTTGTTGTCTTGTCAAACCGCCCGGCTTCGTCTGTTACGTCGACACCGCCAGCAAAGAAAATCACATCATCAGTACCGCTACCGATAAACATCTCCCCACCATCGCCGTACAAGTACATTGAGCTGGGGGTAAAAATAGGATACGTGGCGGACGAGAAGTTTGAGCTGTTAATGCCCATGTCCATGAAGTTGGCTGTATCAACTACCGTGTTATCTCGATAGACAATCAAGTCAGCAGAGGCTTCCGTACCGTCGCTGTAGTTCTGCGCATACATCTGCGCAAACGTGTCTACGTTACCGTACAACTCACCAAGAGCGGCGGAGAATGTTGTGTACCCAGTGACGTTTTCACCGACGACCGTAATCGGGCCACCGTCGATCAAGACGTTGCCGCCATCCTCTTCGTAGATAGCCTTCTCGGCGGGATATGTGATGAACACATCCTTGGGGCCAGCAGCAAAGTCAATCTTGCTTGTGGTCGCTGCGCTATTTGATAGAACCGTAGTGCGCACTAAAGTGCCGCCAGCGGTGGTGGTGTATTGGCCGTAACCAACTTCCCAGTCGCCTGTAGCTTGGTCATACGCGCAGTAATACGTAAAGTTATTAGGGCCGATCACTGAGAACGATTGGTACCCAGAAGACGTGCCGCCAAGCACAAAGTTTGATGTGCCTGTGGTCGCGGTGGTCTCTTTGACCCTATCTTTTAGAACGATTGCCATGTCATGCCTTTAGTTGTCTGTACCAATAACCGACCAAGTGCCCGGTTGCGCATCGTTAATTGTCGTCCATCCGGGGGTCTGAGCGTCATCTACAACCACCCAGTCAGCACTTTGAGAGTCATCAATTAACTCCCATAGGAACCTACAAACTACTTGGTCTGCGGCTGTTGCACCACCTTGGACTGTAGCAAATAGAACTGCTGTTGTTAAGAACGCGTCAACTGCGGATACTGACTCAACAATAGGCGCATTGAACGTAGACGCCGCTACAGATGTGGAATCCGCCGCTGTACCAACTTCATCAACCGCGCTCTCAAAGATAGGCACAGCAGAAGTTGATTCAGAACCAGTACTTAACTCAGATATAGCGGCGCTAAAGTCAGACGCCGCTACAAAGTTACTCTCGTAAACCGCAGACAGCTCTGCAATAGAAGGCGCAAAAAGAGCCACTGCCACAGGTGCTGTGTCGCTTACCGCCGCGCTTTCTGCAATCTCAGCAAGGATGGCTTGCGCCGCGCCGGATACGGCGAGCGGTACTACGGCAAGTGGGGTGAACCCAAGCACAGGGCCTCCCTACGCGTTAAGCCGCGTCGAGGCTAAATGTGTACGTCACGTTCAGTGTGTCGCCAGACACAACCACACGGTCGCCGGGCGACTGGAAGTCCGCTTCGGAGAACAATACACCAGAAGTACCGCTAGACACCGTACACAAGAACGCACCAGCTACTGTGCCGCCAGAGCTACTGATTGAGAAACTTAACGCTGAGGACGTGGTAATCACAGAAGGATCAGCGGTTGTGGCTGTACCAAACGTAACAGCCTTTCGTGCGCCAGAATAGTTGGTGAACTCAGTCCAGCCAGCGTGCGAAGCTAAGGTGTCGGCAGCGGCGTAAGTGGTGCCTGAACCGGGGCCGGTAATCAAGCCCAAGTACCAACCAGCAGTGTATGAGCTACCCTGAAAATACTTGGTGTTCATATCTTGCAGACCCTCGTTCACGACGAGGTTGTGTGTGGTCTCTTCCCACTTCACGTTGCCGTCTTTGTCTAAGCATTGGAAGTGAAAAACGCCGCCGCCTTTAGCGCCGCTTGTCGATTGAGTGCCAGCAACCAAGCCTGCGGCAACGGTGTCTGTAGAGTGGGCTTTGTCGATAAACATGAGGGCTCCTATTAGGAAATGCGGATGATCGCCGCTGTGCTAGTGACAGCAGGAAACTGCACTGTGAAAGTTGTCGTAGAAGTCTTGTCTGCGCCGAAGTCCAGTACACATACCGCCGGGTCGCCACTACCAACTTGATAGATCAGAGCGCCACGCGCAGTTAGGGCTGAAGTCCAAGTAACGTTGCTGAACGATAGATACGCCGTAGCATTGCCTGTTTGGTTGCCGATTGTCGGCACTTGGGAAATTGTCAGTGCCTCGCCGCCAGCTGTGTAGCCGGAAGCCACCACTTCACCGTCAGTGGTGTACGCAGTTGTGTCAGGCCCAATAGAAGCCGCGCCGGTGTACAGCGCGATCTTGAACGAACCTGCGGCCAAGTCGAACGTGCCGTCGAGCAGTCCAACCTTGAATGTGTTTGTTGCGCCTTGAGCGATTGCCATCAGGTCACCGCCTGTCTATATTGGCCAGAACGGTATGCGTCCTGACGTTCCATACCATCGCCCAGACGCTTAGCCATAGCCAACGCTTCGTTGTACTTAGTGTTGTACAAGGTAATCAAGTCGGTCTCACCCTTCATGAAGGTGTACGCCTCAACCAAAGAACCGTACAACAGCACGCTATCGAAGTTGTCACCCAACCACGTGTGGCCATCAGCTGAATCCACAATGGATGTTGGGTAATAGTAATAGTGCAGCTCTACATCGTAGGCTGCATCAGGTGTTGGGCCAAGAATAAAGGTCAACTCGTTGGTAACTGTTGTGCCAGAAGTAGTCGGCCCAAACAGAGCGTAATACTTGGGGGTCGCGGTATCCGTTGGTTGTGGGTAAGCCTGACGGATGAAGTTCACGTCTTTGTTCAGCAAGAACTCGTACGAGCCCGTAGCGTCGATCACGGCCAATGAATACACCGCCAGAAAGTCGTTAGGGCACGAGAGGTACTTGTTGTTCGTGGTCGTGATACCTTCGACGTTCTTACGCAAAGACGGAAACTGCACCGTGTTATAGATGCGTTGCTCCGCCTGCTTGATGAAGGTGTTGATCTGCGTCTCAGTAGACACGGAGCTTCCGTCAGCAAGGTACGTATCGGGGAACGTGTTCTCCGTGTACGCTTGGATGTTTGCGTAGAGTTCGTCGTAGGTCATGTTATGCCATTGGGCCGCGAGCCATCAAACCTTTTGTTGCCGCGCCAGTACCACGGATTTTAATGCCTGTGGTCTTGACGTCATCGGCAGCAGGGTCACCACCACTCACGCGCATTGCGGTTGTGCGGGGGCTGATTTGCTTAGCTGACAAAGTGTTTGGGTCGGTCTTCTTCGTAGCCTTGAGGGGCTTGCCGTCCATTGTGTGTGGCTTAGCGTAGACGCTAGCAGCGCCAACTTCCTTACCACCCATTTTTTGACTGAATTTGGCCATGATTAACCTCGCTTCTGGTTTGCAACTTTGGCCATACCACGACCCATGCTCAGCATGTCTTCGTTAGTTTTGCCGCCGCCTTTGCCCTTGCCGCCTTTGCCCTTTTGAGCTGCTGCTGTTGGGCCGCTATCGCCGAGATTTTTGCCTTCGGTCTTACCTTTTTTGGTAACGCCGTCGGCTGATTTTTTGAAAGACATGTTCGACTCCTTACGTCGTTGATATGGTGACTGTACCAATTTCCACAGATAAAGCCAAGTAGTTTGGCGTTAAACCGTCGTCATTTAAGGCCGCGCCACCAACAGGGTTCCACCCCCATTGTATGTTGCGACTACCCTCACTTTGGAAACCTTGTTCCTGAGTGCTAGTGCTGTTGCCGTTCAGAATCTGCAAGCCCGTTGTGCCTGACGTTACATAGCTGCGGTCAGGGCGTGGGTTACGCAAACCTTGAGGGTCATCAACCGGATACATACCCAGCTGAAGTTGTGGTTGGTCAGGGTCCCAGCACTCTGGGCACACCAAGAGCTCGTAGTTCTTGGTCTTGATGATCTCGCGCTTGAGGACTTTCAACTTGAACCGCTGATCGCAACGGTCGCATTGAGCAATCGCCCATTTGCCACTGGCGAAGCGGTTACCCATTAGGTGCCCCCGATGTACTGCTGACGCGGTACGAAGCGAATAGCGGCCTTCTCATGGTCTTCATAAGCGGCCAGCTCCCATGCCTCGTCGTACTGTTGCTTCAACAGCATGATGCGCTCAGCGCCTTCTGGAATCTTGCCAGCGATGTAGTACGCCAAACCAGCGGCCATACAAGGGATGAAGCGGAAAGGCACGTCCATGACGTTCACACCACCACCGGCATCCTGAGTGCGGCGAAGACGCCAGTAGACGAATTGGTATGTCTGAGCGCCATCAGGTGTAGGCCATACGGTCACAGCTGGGAGGTTCTGCACGGACACAGCGGCGGCAGCTAAATGAGAAGCGGCGGTAGTGCCGTTCTGCCCACGGAAACAGCCGGTGAGGTCGTTGCCGCTGACTGCGGTGTAGTTGATGGTCTCGTTGTCGATCTTGATGAAACCTGCCGCTGGCAAGCCCTGAGACGAGGTCAACGCAATCGTTGTGTCAGTAGCCGATATGCCACTCGCAAGAGTCGTGATTGACGCCGCAGTCTGCCCATCCAGTCTTTGGACCCATACCTGAATCGGACGAGCCTGCTGAAGCTTGTTTGGGAGGGTCGCATAAGTCGAGACGCTGATACGTGTGATGGTCAAGTCAGCTTGGTTAGAAGTCTGACCGGCTTGAGTACGGATAACGTGTTCTAGCAAATCCACAGTGTCGTTGGGCAGGGCGTAAGTGCTCTGGCCTTGAACCAAGTCAATCTGACCTTGCTCAATCGTCCACATGTTGATGCCACGGTTCGCCCAGTCGGCGAACATGATGTTGAGGCTACGACGAGCTGTGCGCAGGTCATAACCCGAACGCAGTTCACGACCGGCGCGTTCAAACGCCTCCTCGACCAACTCGGTTAGGTCAAGGTTGAATGAGGTTGAGCCGGATGTGACTGCCATGGTTTACTTCTTTGCTGTTTTTGCGGAGTCAATAAATGCTTGGGCTGTCGGCGCGCCTTTGGCCCCGGGCTTACGCATCTTCTCACCGCGCTTACGCTTGGCGTTGATGTTAGCGTACAAACCTACTTTGCCGCCTTCAGCGTAGACGTCAACTGGGTAGTCTCCGTCACGCTTCTTGATGACTTTGGGTTTAGGCATCTTAGAGGCGTTAACAGCCCCCATGCCACGACTAGCCAACATCAGCACATCTTCCCACGAGTTTTACCTCGTGATGCCATACCATCGGCACGGCTAGAAGCGGAAACAAAGCCACCTTTGGCTTTGTTCAATGGTTTGCCGTCAACGCGAATACCGCTACCGGGTTCTTCATACACAGGCTTTTCACCCTTCTTCGGGCTACGAGTAGCAGAAGCGCCATCAATGTCCTGTGGGGCTTGAATCTTCTTTGGGGCTGGAGTAGGTTTTTTGTCCGTTTTGGTCACCGATGCGCCATCCTCATCTTGAGGGATGTCCATACCGGGTTTCCACATTTTGTCATCTGCCATGGTTCACCTCAGCAAAATTTGCCACGGGTCTTGCCCTTGGACGCCATGCCGTCAGCGCGGCGGGAAGCGGAAGATGACTTAGCCATACCGCCTTTTTTCATACCATTTTGGCGTTTCGCCCACTCCTGCGCATTAGCCTTAGCCAATGCTTGTTCGTCCGCAGCTTTCTTTTCCTGAGCAGCCTGCATAGCTTTTTGCGCTTCGGCTTCGTTTTCGCTCTTTTTGCCCAGCACGTCACCAAACATGCCCTCACCTTTGAGAGCGCCGTAAACGGGGGAGAGGTTGGCTAATAAACTGTTTGCCATGATTTTTCCTTAGTAAGTCTTTGCTTTGCGAGCGCCGCGAGCCATGCCCCAGCCTTTGACTGAGCCGCCTTTTTTCATGCCGGGACCCATGAACTCGTTCTTGTCTGCTTTTGTGCTTTTCAAAGGCAGTACGCTTCCACGTTCACCAGCAGTAGCAATACGGTTTTTCAGGCCTTCGACCACGGAGCCAATGTCGCGGCCAGCTTCACGGTCTTCGCGACGTGAGCGGTCATAAGGAGATTCATACGCTGGCTTTTTGCTAGCTGCATAAACGGCCAACTCTTCAGCTGTAGCGCCGCCACGACCGCCACGGCCAGAACCGCCCATGGGTTTTGGTGCGGAAGCTTTTGGAGCTGCGGGGCGTGAACGAGGGATGTCGGCCATGCTATCGAGTTTGGTTTCTTCTACGTCGCCAGCAGAACTAGAAACAGGGGAGGCTACCGCGCTCTCGGTTTTAGCTTCTGGAGCAGCTGATTCGCCGCCTTTGTCGCGAGACGCCATATACGCGAGACCCGCCAACGTAGCGAGTCCAGCCAAATCTTTTTTACGTGCCATGATAATCCTCTCACTTCTTCTTGGCCATACCGCCGCCACACATGGCGATGTTCTTGCCCTTGGTCTTACCCTTGACCTCAACACCGCCGCCTTTGGCAAGCTTTGCATGAGCTTTGGAAGCGGGCGCTGCGGCATGTGCTTTCAATGAAGAAGAGATGCCGCCCTTGGCCATCTTATGCACGCCTTCGGCTTTCTCGCCCTTCTGGTACATCTTTGGGCTAATAGCCTTGATCTTCATTTCTTTGGCTTCTTCAGCCTTAGTCTCTTTGCCCATAAATGGAGGGAGTTTTTTTGTAGCCATGGTGGTACCGCCTTTTTTAAAGAGAGCCGATTTGCCGTGAAGGGCTTCGGGTTTGTTTACTTTTTGAAGGTCGGCGCGGGAATCTGAACCCTTACCAAACTTCAAGCCTTTGCTTTTTTCGCTAAATTCCTTGGCCACATTTTGCGGCACACCGGCCTTTTTAGCAAACGATGAGTTATGCGCTGCGGCGTCCATGAACTTCTTTTGTTTTTCACTCGTTGCTGGCATCTTTATCCCCTTTGCGGCCAAACAAACCTTGCACCGTATCAGTCTCCCAGATTCGGATTCCCACCCAGACAATACTGAGTAGCGCGGAGATTGAAGGTAGCATTTCGGTCAAGGTCCCAACTACGGTCAAGAGCGAAAGCCCATCGACGATTTGTTTAGCGGTATCGTGGTGTTCGGTCATATCAGCACTTCCAACGGGCTAGAGATGCGGCTTTGCGAGTGGGCTTACCCTTCTCGTCTTTCATTGGGCCGGGCATACCAGACATGCGCGCGCAGAAAGATTTCTTGCGGGCACCGCCTTCTGGTTGCGGAGCTTTGAGGTTGCTGCCTGTGGCTGCGTTGTACTTAGCACGGCCTTTGGCTGTGAGGCCAGCACCCTTAGATGCTGGAAGTTTCTCACCGCGACCAACAGCGAGCGATGGAGTCTTTTTAGTTGCCATTGACGACTTTCAACTTGGGGGTGCAATGCTCGGCCAACAACGGCTGCAACACGTCTTCGTTGAAGTCACGAGTGAACTTCTCTTGGCCAACGTGGGGTAGGCTGATTGATGGGTCTAGGAAAACTGTGAAACCGTCTTCAGTAGCGCGGTCACAGAACAAGTAGTCTTCGCCGTAATACTCGCCGTTCACAATCTTCAAGTCGAAGATGGCGTGGTCTGTGCGGTTGTCTACGTTGTTGTCGTAGGCCCACTCTGGGTGTTTGGCGATCATCGTCTCAATGACGTGACGCTGAATCATCATGAAGCCTGTGCCAATGCGCTTCACACGCATCAAGCCGTTCTTGTCGAACTCCAACGCACCGTTTTCATCAAGGTGGTAGTCGAGGAAGAACTTGCGGTCCATACCACGGCGGGGGTAGATACCAGCCGTGATGTCTTTGTCTAGGCTCAACGCCAAAAGGCGGAGCACTGCGTCGGCGGAAATAACCACGTCGGCATCGACGAACAGAAGCGTGTCTGCGTCGGATTTGAGGAAGTCCGCAACCAGTGAGTTGCGAGCCTTCGTAATAAGGGAGCACCCCGAGAGGTGCGTGAGGTAAAGCTTAACCCCCAACGACTGAACCTGAACGGCCAGATTGGACAAGGCAAAAGCTGAATCAATGTTCAGCTTGTTGTCGTATGCTGGGATCGCAATCATCAGTTTGCGCCCAGCTAGGTTAATGCTCTTCTCTGTATCAGCCATAGAACACCGTTACGCTTGCAATATTTGTCAACGTTGCATAGACGTTAGTTGTAAACAAAACACCTTCTTGTGGGATTGCCACATAGAAAGAGTTTGGGTTTGAGTTCGATGGAATGTCGATTTCAATAAGCGTAGTGCCACCAGAACCGCCGTCTTTCAACAACAACGTTCCAGCCGTACTAGCTGTACCGCAAATAGAAAAGCCTTTGACTCGGGCGCGTCCAGCAAAAATACTGCCAGAGGCGCTCAAGTGCGTGCATTTAACGTCACCTTGCATTGCCATATCAATCTCCTTTAAGTTAGGGCCGAAGCCCCGAGATCAATTAAGCAGCGGCTACAGCTGTACCGGCTGGAGAAATCCAGTTTGTACCGTTGGCAACAGCCAAGCAAGGAGCACCGGCCAAGCCGTTAGACACATAGATGATTTGGCCAACTGTGGCGGCTGAGGGGACTGTGGCAACAGTGTATGTTGGGACAGTAGCAGCGCCAGTGGTAGTGCCGATGAAGCCGTTAGTCGAGGTGACTGGGCCGGAGAAGGTGGTATTAGCCATGATGATTCCTCACATGCGATAAGGCGTATCTGTCTGCATGTCGTCAGCCGGGACTGTCAGATACACCGGGGACCCCGGGATGGTGTGAATATACACCCAATTTGGACAAAAGAAAAGGACCCGAAGGTCCTTTTCTTAGGTTGGCTTAGTTAGAGCCAGAGCTCCCCCAGATACCCAGAGCATCAGACCAGCCGAAGCTGTAACGCTCGCGGGCCTTGTAACGCACGTTACCGGTGTCGAAGTCGCCGTCCATGCTGTTTTGCAGCGGAGTACGCACGAAGTGCTTCAAACCGTTAGGCACGTCTGTGGTCAAGAACCAAGCGTTATTGTCGGTCAAGAAGTTGTTAACGGTGTAGCCTTCTGGCACAGAACCGTTGTTCTTGATCGCGTTGATGTCGTTGTCAGCTGTACCAACGCGGAGGTTAGTTTCCAACAAACGAGTAGCAACGAACTGGAGGCTTGGAGGCACAACCATTTTCTTTGGCTTAGCAGCGATCAACAGACCACGTTCATCAGTCCAAGCAGCGATTTGAATCACGGCGGCTTCCAAAGAAGTCTCGTTCAAGTCAGCTTGAGTAGCTGGAGTGTTGCTGTTAGTGCCACCAGAGATCAAAGGATGGTTAACCAAAGCGCTAGAGCTGTTGTAACCAAACAATGACACACCGTCACCACCCAAGTAGCCACCGTTGAAGCCGTTGTTCAACACGGCTGCGGCTTTAACTTGCTTGGTGTAAGCCATGGCGCGAGCCAAAGACTTGGTGTAGCGAGCAGACAAGCTGTCATACAAGTTATCTTCCACAGCTTCTTCAGTGATGGAGAAGCCCAGAGCGATAGTCTCGTGGTTGTAGCGAGTCGACCATGCTTCTTGTGCATTGTCGTAAGAGATTGCAGAGCCTTCGTTCTTCACTGGAGCAGCGGAGAAGCCAGACAACTTCACTTCTTCTTCAAAGCTACGCTCAGAAGTTTCGGTTTCGTAAATCTCTTTGTGTTGCTCACCGTAGCGAGCATATTCCATGCCGAACAAAGCGTTCAAGCCTGGGAGCAGTTCTTTAAGTAACTGTGCGCGTGAAATAGCCATGGTAATTTACTCCTTAAACACCAGTGGTGTTGTTGTATTGGTGAGTGTTGATCTTCACCAGCAACTCGGTGTAAACACCAGCAGAAGTGGCAGTCTCAGGGACCACGTCGATGACGCGCAATGGGATGGTTGCAGTAGTGCCAGCACCAGTCAATGTCACAGCAAAAGCTGAGTCACCGGTAGTGGTAGAACCTGCGTTCAACACCAAAGCCACGTTAGAACCGACATCAGCGCGGCTCGCAGTGCCCATAGTTGTACCAGAGGTAACAACGGCCACTTTGAACAAAGCTTGTTGGTCATCCACAACGTAGGCAACGGCAGGGTTAGCTGCTGTAGCTGCCAAAGCGGGGATGTACTGACCCTGAACCAATTGGCCCGAAGAGTTAGTGTATTGACCACCAACCACAACGCCAACGATTGCACCGCTGTTTGTAGTAGTTGATTTAACGAGATAGCCATCGCTGCCAATCAACACTGTGTCACCAGTGAAAACTGCGGTTGCAAAACCGGTAGCGACGGGAATCTGACGAATAGCACCAGCGTATGGCTTGCCATCAAGTGAATTGATAGGCTTCAGGCCATAAGGTGCCGAAACGGTAGGGTATGCCATTTAGGACTCCAAAATTTAAGAACCAGAACCGAAAGTAACCTTCGACTTCTTGTCCGAGAACAAGGGCATACGAGGATCACTTTCTCGAAGGAAATTGTTGTCCACGGACTCCATTTGAGACTTGTTCTGATTAGCGTAATACGCTGCTCGTTGTTCCAAGAACTCAGACGGGATGCGGCAGAGCAACAAACCACCCACCTCAATGTTGCCTTTAAAGCGACCTTCGGTAGTAGCGTGCATCATGAGCTCAGGGTACTCCTCTGCTTTGCAGGGCTCGTAACCTTCGCGAAGCTTCGAAGAAATATTTGATGGGTCAGCGACACCAACAGTACTGGTACGAATCCAGCGATGAGTCCAGCCGGGGCGGGCATCAGGGCTAGGCAGAGTCTCGGGTGGACGCCACGCCGTTGGGCGTTGTGCGACCGTGCGGTCATCCAATTTACGATCCAGTCGGTTTTGTTTAGTACCGTTTTCCATCATTCACCTCTCTTCAGCAAAGCAACCTGTTTAGCATATTGTTCAATTGGAACCCCAAGACGGCGAGCGATCGCTGCTTCGGATGCCTTCAAACGAATACGATTAGGCGGGGTGCTACGTGAGGCCGGAGCCACAACAGTAGCGGATTTTGTTGCACGGCGGGGAGTTTCCTCTTCAGCCGGTTCTGACGTCTTTCGTGGAGGCGTTTCGTCATCCTCATGGCTCTGTTCACTTTCAAAGTGCTCAGGAAATCGTTTGCGCATCGTTTTGTCGATGGTGCGGAAGTACTCTTCACTTCCTACATAGCCTGAACCATACTCTTTTGCGAGCTTCTTGTCAAGCCCCATAGCAGTCATAGTCATTTCTTCGTCAACGCCCCACCAATCAGAGTTGGCTTTAACCCATTTTTGAGTACGTGGACTCATCTTGGGTTCGTCGTCTTGAACGGGCTGTGCAGGTTTGAAGTCGTCCTTCTCCTCCACCTCGATCGGCTTCATATTCTGAGCCTTCTCGATCTTCAACATAGCGCGGGCAATATCAGCTTGGGCGTCGGCCTGAGCGTCAATATCACCTGCTTCAATGGCGTCCTTATAGGCTTTCTTGGCGGTGCTCAACTCAATATCAGCAGACGACTTTGACTGCTCAATATAGGCTTGGCTACCGGTGGCAAGCTGCTGTTGGAGGCGTTTGTTTTCCTCGTAGACCTGCTTGGCGTAGGCTTCAGCGGCCTGACGCTCACGCAGAGCTTCTTCCTTGGCGCGGCGCTCATCGTGGTAGCCACGGGTGAACTTCTTGATACGCGCTTGAACCTTCTCGTCGTACGAGGCTAGCTCGTCTTCTGTTGGGTCTTCAGGGGGTGGCGCGGCTTTACGGCCACGGTCCGCTGCGGGGGTGTCGTCTTCAATCTCTACTTCAAACTTGTCGTCTTCAGCAGCAGTTTGTTTAGCTTCTCGCGCTTCCTTCTCGTCAGGAAACTCGAACTCTTCTTCTTTAAAACCGGGCATGTTCTACTCCTTATGATGCACGCGTGATACCACGGGGGTCTTCCACAACTGCTTCAACCGAGTCATCGTTGATGATGCGGAATTCACGGCCATGAATCTTCAGGCGGGTGCCTGAATTGGGTCGGACGATGACGAAGTCACCTTCCTTGCATGACGGACCAGATGGGAAACGAGTCTCATCTTTGTACGCGTCAGGGCCAAGTTTCACTACGAACAGCACTGAAGTCAGCACTTCTTCGTGGTACATAGCTTGGCTAGATTTGATGATGCCAACATCGCTATCGGCGTACTGCTCCATAGCCTCGGGGACTACACACAGGACGTGAAAGCGCTTCGGATCAGGCAGTTGCTTCGCCTTATCCTCGGCGGGTTTGTTCAACAGACCGGACAGGTCCACTGCACCCGCTAAATTAAGTTCACTCATCAGATTGCTCCATTCGTTGCACAAGGTCTTTGACAATGGTTTCTGCGTGAGTCAGACCTCGGATGACCCCACAGACGTGACGATACTCGTCGAACGTTTTGGCACCTCCTCCTGAGAGGAAGGAATTCTGGTCGCCACGGAGTTTGTCGATCTCCTTGGCGATATAAGCAAGCACTCGGCTGTTGTCCAACTATTACTCCTTCTTGTCGCGCGGCGCGCGGTTTTGTGAAGCTTTCTGCATAGCCATCTGAGCGCGGTGTTTGGCAGCGTCGATGCCCATGCGTGTACCTTCAAGCTCTTGCATCTTGTTGAGCTTGTCCTTGGCAGCGGCGGCTGTAGCTCCAACCTGCATAGCGGCGATCTCTTTCTGGGCCATGATGCGAGCTTTCTCGATCTCCAGCTGGTCGGCTTTGGCCGCTGCATCGAGTGACTGCTTCTGGGCTTTGAGCTGCAACTCTTGCATCTTGATCTGGAGTTCTTGCTGTTGCATTTGCACAACAGGGTCCTGCATCTGCTGCGCGGCTTGTTGTTGTGCGGCTTCCTGCTTGTTCTGCTGGAGAAGCTGCTGCGAAGCTTGAGCTGCCATCATCGCAATCTGGTCGGCTTGCTCTGTAGTCAGGTGCTTCTGGTTCTCTTCGCTTGGCAAGACCATACCCATCTGCATCTCGATCTGCTTGCGGTATTCAAACGCGACGTGCTCGTTGATGTGAGCCATCATCGCGGCTTGGATAGCCTGCGCCTGTGGGTTCTGACCAACGATCTGCATGATCTTGGGGTCCTGCATCGCTGCCATGTGCACACCCAAGTGAGCTTGGTGGTTCTGCTCCATGAACGCTTTCACGGGCTTGCCGGTCAACAAGTTCTGGTTCTCCTGCACTGGGTCGGTCGGAGTCTGGTCATCCTCGACTGGCACCAACTTGTTGGCGTTCTTCACACCCAACACCTCGATCATCTGGCGGTGAAGAAGGGGCAAGTTATACAACTGCGGTGCACTTTGGGCCAACTGCAACACTGCTTGGTACTGCACGACTTTTTGAGCCATGGTTGCTGCGTTGGGGTCGGAGACAGGGATGACATCAACCATGTCATAGTCGGCTTTCTTGACTGCGCGATTGCCTTCTTCTGGTTCATACGCGTATTCTTCCGGTGTGTAGTCGGCAATGATGACCTTGAGCAGTTTGAATTCCTGCTTCATCGCATAGTGCAGGCGGGCCTGAACCGCGCTCATCACCTTCAACGTACGCTCCAACAAAGCAAGAGTCGTGCCAACTGGGGCTTGGCTGCTCATGTCGCTCACACTCATATCACCAGAAGACGCGAACGAACGGCCTTCTTGGACGATCTGGTTGAACAAAGCAAACAGAACCTGTGATGGCTCCTTGTATGGCAGAGGCAGAATGTTGTCGCGGATCGAACCGCTTGGCACGTCTACGTCGCGGAACTCGCCCGGTTGGATTGGCGTGTCATCGCCTTTAATTCGCAAGCCGCGAGACTTGAGACCCCCCGGGAGGTTGGACAAGGTACCAGCATCGACGAGCTGACGAATGAGCATGGTCGCGCTCTTTGCATAACCGCCGATGAGGTGAATGAGTCCGTAGCCGTAAAAACCGAACCCCGGAATGTATTGGTAATGCACAAAGTGCTGGCGCTTGAGTTTGAGCGGATCATCTTCGTACCAATTTCTGCGGATGGCCAAGATTTTACGCGTGCCCTTCTCAATAGTCACCACGTAAGGCAGAGCAATACCGGTCTCCTCGCCATCCTCCATGTCCTCGAAACCTTCGAGGTCCAACATGACGTGCATCTCCAACAGGCGGTAGCGGTCGTCCTGAATAGCAGACATGCCATTCTCTTCAGCCTTCTGCTTCTCGATGTCGTCCAACTCAACCACTGGGTCGCCCAAGTCACAGTCAAGATAGAAACCTGCGTGCTGGAGTTTTTTCAGCTCGTTCTCAGTCTTACGCATCACATGAGTAACGCGCTCTGAGTCTTCAATATTAGATGCGCCGTATGGGACGACGATGTCTTCAGCGGGAATGAACGTAGCTACTTGGCGACCTTTTGCTGGGTCGTAGTACACCTTCTTGAACGCGGAACCTGCCAAGGGCAGAGACCACAACATCTTCTCGTGCTCGCTGCGGTACTCAGTCATCACCTCGGTGAGCTGGTAGTTCATGTCCTCACGGACGCGCGCGGCGGCTTCTTCTCGGAGTACGTCAATAGCTCCAACGATCTGAGTCTTCACGGGTCCCATAGCTGGGAACGTCTCCATCATTGACTCGGACTGGAAGCGAACAACGCTCTCGGTGAGCATGGGGTGGAACACACCGCAAGCACCTTGCCATGGCTCGGTACGGTCTTCGTACTTCAGGCCCAACAGCTTGATGCCGTCCACATACGTCTGAATCCAGTCGCGGCGGTCACCCACGTCTTTGTCGAAGTCTTCAACCAAGTCCATACCCAGCGCGCTGAGCACACTGTCGTCCATGAACTCTGCGAGGTTGGCGTCAAAGTCGTCGGCAGTGCCTTCGGTCTCTGCGTCTAGGTGCTCACCGTCTTCGCCGGGTTCGAGCTCCAACTCGATTTCTAAGTCTGGCTGGTCGGCCAAATCAGATAGGCCCATGGGCGCTGCGTATAAACCTTTTTCCATCTTGTGTCCTTACACTGTGTAGTACCGCTCTTTGTTGCGGCTTCGGAACCATTGAATATCCTCGGGCTCGTCTGACGGCAAACGTAAGAACCCACCTGCGCGGAAACGCATTAAGGCAAGTGTCGTCGCGTCAACCAAGTCATCGTGTTCGCCTGATGGGAACGCCGCAATCTCGTCCACGAGCTCTTCAGCCCAACGAGTCTTGGGAACCCAAACTTTCCCAGACGCAATTATGTCCGAGACTGAGTTCAAACGGGCAATTTTGTCTTGCCCTTTCGACGGGGTGTACTCCATCACTGGGATACCCATCGCCCTCAACTCATAGATCAGCGGCGCGCCGGTCGCCTTCTTCTCGATCAACAGACCATCTGGCTCAAACATGTTGTACTCCTTGAGCACGTCGCGCTTCAAGTCCACCCACTCCACACGCTTCTTATATGTGTTCAGCAGGATGATGTTCTTCGACTGGTCCTTATGGTGTGTGAATATGCCCCAAGTTGTGCCCGCAGAATAGTCGGCGCGTTGGTGTTTCTCGAACGCAGTGTCCCAAGTCTGGAGGATGTACTCGCACTGGGGCGGCTCATCTTCTTCCCACCACTGCCACCAATCACGCTTGACAATAGCGCTTTCGTTGCCCACCGGGTTCTGTTGATACTGTGCCTGCCACTTGCTGTTTGGGAGTTCCTCACGAAGCGCAGCCAATTCAGCCATACTCCAAAACTCCGGCCAGAGCGGATTCCCGCTTGGTAGGATCGCTGGAAATTCGATAACTTCCCAGTCAGTTTCACCACGTAGTTGCGCATTTTTCAGCACCTGTCCTGTTAAGTCACGCTGAGCCCAGCGCGTCATCACGATTACGATCGCCCCACCCGGTTGCAGACGCTGACGCGGACCTGACGTGTACCACTCATACACCTTGTCATAGACTTCGGGGTTGGTAGCTGCCATCGCAGCCTCTTGTTCTGAGTGCGGGTCGTCAATAATGAGCAAGTCGGCACCCTTACCGGTCACCGCACCGCCCACACCGATCGCAAAATAGTCACCGCCCTTGGATGTGTTCCACCGGCCAGCCGCTTTTGAGTCAGATTGCAGTCCCAATTCGGGAAAAATGTCGTGGTATTGCTCGGTATCCACCAAATTTCGCACTTTTCGACCAAAACCCACCGCCAATTCGGCTGTATGAGAGGTCTGAATGACCTTTTTGTTCGGAAATTTGCCCAAAAACCAAGCTGGGAGCAGGTAAGACGCGAATTCTGACTTCGTATGACGTGGCGGCATGTTGATAATCAGCCGTTTGCACTCACCGCGCGCCACTCTCTCGAACGCTTCGGCCATCCGCTTGTGGTGTCGACCGGCAATGAACGTCGGCCAGACCGTTTCCACGAACTTGATGAACTTGTCCTGCATCAACTCCCTGCTCTTGAGCTCTTCGAGCTTCGCAAGCTGAGCCTCCAACACCCGCTGGTCCGACTCCGAGAGACTCGGGAGGACTTTCAGGACATCCGCAAGGGACATGTTGTCGATGTTTAGGCTCATTTTTTGGTTTTCTTACCTTTTGAGCCTGACGTTTTGGATTCTTCGACGTCTATACCCGGCGAGACATCTTCTACATCTTCTTCAGTATCAGTAGTAATCAACTTTCCCGGGGCTTCTTCAAACGTACCTTCCCCGACTGGGCCAAGATGCGCGTCGAGGTCGTCGAACGGAATCACGTCTGTAATCTCTGCGTTCATCAGGCGCTTTACACGTTCCTTGATTGAGGCTTCTAGAGAAGAGCTAGAGGTGTGGTGGACTGTGATCTCACTGCGTTCTGTGAAAAGTCCGATGTCGCTGTGCTTGCCCAAAAGTTCGAGGGCTTTTAATTCTAGTTTTGGATCGCCGCAGTCGGCCATGGCCACGAGTTTGTTTGTTACGAAATTGCGCGCCTGCTGCACATCTGCAAATGCTTGGAAGTCGTATTCCTTGATTGCAACGGAGAGGACTTTGGCCGTTCCTGTTTTGGAGACGGTGGTTGGGACGTTGGGTTTTGTTTTGCCCGTGGCCAGTGCAGCAGCAGCTTGGAAGTCTTTTGCGTCGAAATCTAGGGACCCGCCGAGACGTTCCACTAGGTCTACGGTGTTAGCAGCAATAGCAATGCTATCCGCATGAGTCTTGGGTTGCTCATCGGACAAGTCAAAGGGCAGAGGTTTGTCTGCGCTAGGCTGGAGTTCAATCATAAATTGTGTTGCACCGGGTTAACGGGAAGGGTTGTTGGATGTCCGGGCCTGTAGCTCAATAGTGGTTTAAAAAATTGAACTCCGAACTCCAACAACAAAGAGAACTGCGGGCACTTAGTGCTATGGGCAAAACGCCACACGACCAATTCACTTTGTTGTTGGCTCCCCGAGGTGGGCTCGAACCACCGACAACACGATTAACAGTCGTGTGCTCTACCGGCTGAGCTATCAGGGAACAACGGGGCCGACTATACAACAAAAAATATATGGGGGTCAAAAAATTTTCTGGGACTCCTACCCGGGGGGTTTTCTATATAGAGGGGGTGGGGTAACATTGTGATACAAAATATATAGGGGTACCCCCCATTTTTAAAAACGCAACATTGTTTGAGCGCAACCCAGTGTATGGGAACCATACCTCCCCTTCTGTCCATTTGGGTGGGTGGCGGTGTAGTGGGTCTAACAATGTTAGGTTTTTCTTTCCATTCCCCCCATTAAATTTTCCCCCAAGGGCTTGCTATTTTGTATCACAATTTGATATACTGAGAACATGAAAAGGGAATAAGCCCTATTCATAACCCCTAACAATGTTAGGTAACTCAAGGAAATATTATGACAATCAACATCACGACCCCCACGACATTCTCTGCTATCGCCGCTCTGCGTGTCGCGGCTATCGAATCGGAGGTTAGTAACTACGGCGCGCGCCGCGCGTATGCGGCTGGAATAAATGACATCGCCGATTGTGCATGGTTTGAACTCGAAGGCAACGGCGGCAAATTGTCCGAAGCTATCGCGGGTGAAAAGAAGGCGTATTACGAAGGGCTTAAGTCAATCGGTTATTCCAACCCATCGAACGCATGGAAAATGGTTAAGCAGTACGCAAAGGCTGACGCTATCGCCCGCGCTCTGTTCGGTGTAGTTGCGGAGGAGGAGGCGGCAACGGATGGCGCGGGTTCAAAGGCTCGCCCATTAGATTTGCGCTTAGTGGAGGAATTGACCGCGCTCTATAAGGCGTGCCACAAAGCTGACACGCTGAGCAACAAACAGGAAGGCGCGTTCAAGGGTATCAAGGCGGCGCTGTCTGCAATGGGCGTGGACTTGTCCTTGATTAACGAAGGTAAGTAATTACCCTAGGCTAACATTGTTAGCCT